CCAAGCGCGCGCCAAGCGCGCGCGGATTCCGCTGGTGGTCTGCATGATCCGGGCATGGTCCAATTCCCATAAAATTACCATGTGATCTTTTTTTTGGATCTATTGTTGACAGTCCTATTTCATGGGAGTACAGTGTTCTTATAGGGATTAACCTATAAAACACAAGGGGTTCGATATGAAAAACGCAAAAGTAGTCTCTCTTTTAAAGTTGCAGGTCCAAGAGCGAGTAACCCAATACTGCATTAAAAATAAACTTAATCGAGGCTCTCTTCTCGATTGGGAGTGGTTGATCGATGGGGATGGCGTATCCATGTCTTGCCTAGTTATTGCTTCAAGCGATTTTGCCATGGCTGGAAACGTTAAAACACTAACCTGCGTCAACGGTGTCATTGATATTCTATAATTAAACCCCTGGGCCATTGGGCGCGCGCGATCCGGCGCGCGTCTGATGGTCTTTTTTTTAGCAGAAAGTTGGCTCTATTATGCAAGATTTTATCGATCTAATCCTATTTTCCACCGCTATTTCAGCGGCTTGGATCTGTCCTATTTTAAGCGCGCTACAATAGCGTTAAACAATAACCGGGGCTGCGGTCCCATTTCAAGGGGTTCACTATGCATCAAACTATTTACAACCAAGAAAGCGCTTGCGTGTGTCTCGATTCGCTGGCCGATAAATTTGAGCGATACGGTTACTCTGAACGCGCTATCGGCGCGGGGTTCGAGTCTCTATTCGTATATTGGGGTTTTGATCGGCTCTCACGGGATGCGCGGCGGCGCGCGTGGTCAGTCCTGGATCTAGTTGCGGGGTTTCGCGGGCGCGGTGCTGACCCGGATGAGCACGATCAATTCGTCGGTTGGCTTGAGTGGCTTGCTAGTAAAACGCTAGATGATGACTTCGCCAGCGATCACGGGTTTGATCACAACCCATGGCGCGGCTGCGAGTCAACGCGCGCGCGGATGTCGCGCGGTGGGGCTGATGACGCGGTCATAAGCGCAATTCTCGCTATCGCGTCAAGTGCGCGGGATGCGCTGCGGATCTGGTCTGAGCCTGGCGCGTATGAACGGCAATTAATCGCCGAATTAGTCGGAACGTTCGGATCGAATATCGGCGCGCGTGGCTCTGGTGGCGCGTCTTACGATTGGGCGCGCGGCGTGCGTTTGCAGGTCTCGTGCGGTTCTGACTCGTGCGGTCAAGTCGAATGGGGCTGCCAGTTTTTTGAAGTGGGGCCTTTCATGCCCTACGGGAATTTGATCAGCGGGTGGCGCGTGATGATCGGGGGTGCGGTATGAACCGGGCGCAAAGTGAAGCGGTGTCCGCGGTTTTTCACCTGCTCAAAACACGGGCAATTAATCCTTCCGGCACGTTTGACCGCGCTGGGCGGTGGTATCCGATCGCGGCAAATTCGGACCTGGTCGACCACCTGCGCGCGCCGTCGCGCGCGTGGCCTTATTCGCTTCTGGCCGGGTGTCGCACGCGCAAATTCGTGGCGGCGATCGCGGCGCGGTCCGGTGTTGAAACGGTAGCCGGCCTTCGGGCGCTGGTTTAGTTTTTGGCCTTACGCGGGGATCGGCTCCCGCATTTGCAAGGGGTTGGTTATGAAACGCACGTTTAAAGATGCTCAAGACTCGTTTTTTCAAAATTTGGGCCTGCTCGGTTGGTCGCGGTCGTCTCCATTTCTCAAAGTCCGGTGGGCCGAAAAAGGGCCTGTGCGCGTGTGGTTCAAGTCGCGGTCCGTCTATATCGGGTCAAGCGGACCCGGCGCGCGGCTGAGTGATGCGCGTTCGATGACTCATGACGCGGACCTGCGCGATATGCCGATGGGCCAATTTCTGGACATGATCGCGCGGTGGTCATAATGCAGGGGCTCATACTTTATGAGGGCGCTAGCTATCTCGGTGATCAGCAAATCGTGGTTATCGCTACGTTTAAATCCAGCAATGGCAAGACTGGGCCAATGGTCCAAATTTGGATCTTGGTGCGCGATATCTCACCGACGGAGGCTAGTGCGACCGGCGCGGACGTCTCCTGCTGCGGGGATTGCAAATTGCGACATTTCAACGGCGGGCCGTGTTATGTGGTGATCTTCCAGGGGCCTGGATCGGTATGGGGCGCGTATGATCGAGGATCGTATCGCCATGCTACGGATCGCGATTGGCGGATGCTGCAAACGATGCGAAACCGCATCGGCGCGTACGGTGATCCGGCGGCGGCTCCTCCATGGATCACAGTCGATCTAGGTCAAGGGCCCGGATCAGTGGGGTACACTCACCAGTGGCGCACGTGTGATCCGATTTTCGCCAATTTTCTAATGGCGTCGGTGGATTCGGTCGAAGAAATGCGCGAAGCGCACGCGATGGGCTGGCGCACGTTTCGGACGGGTTTCGACGGACCAATTCCGGGTTTAGAGGTTCGCTGCCCGCATAAAACAAAGGGAACCCTGTGTTATTCGTGCGGGCTGTGCGCTGGTAACCAAGTCGGCGCGAAATCAATCTATGAAGAACTTCACGGAGCGCGCGCGGCGCGTTTCAAACCAAAACACGATTCGCGGCGGGCGCTGCGGGTTCTAGCAGGAAACGAGGCTACGGCATGAAAGAAACAAACAAAAATTCAATCCATTATGATCTGCAAGAGGCCAGCTCCTGGGCGGGTCGCGTCAAGTCAAGTCATCGGCTGCAAGCGTCCGATGTGGGCCGTGAGATATCCGAGTTTTGGGGATTCGGCGCGGTTCAATTGCGCGATGTGGGCGCGCAAGTGACCCTGGATCAGAATGGGGTTATCTGGCTAAGTCATCGAATCGAGGCGCGGCCATGAAATGCAAACGACTAACACTAGAACAAGCGCAAGGCCTTCTGAGAGTTGCGCTGGGCATTGACAAGCCGTGGTCTACAATGTTGCGCAACGATTCAATTGATGTTGGCGCATCTAAGCTGATTAAAATGCAAGTTGAGCGGGTTGGTGAGTACGGCGGGGAAATGCGCTGGTTTCTAATCGGGCCCGTGCGTGATGTTCGCTACTGGTTTGAACTGGTTTAGGGGTCTATATGTCTAAACTAAGCGAGTTAGCAAAAGAGGCCGTCCGGCTAAATTGTGGGCTGGCAGATCAACCGGCGGTCACCTGCGATCAATGCGGGCACGTTGGGCGCTGGCTATACGTGCCAGAGATGGAGAACGATTTCCCGCGGTGCCAGTGGTGCGGATCATGCTAGCGCTGCTGCTAGCGCTGCTGCTGGCGCTATGTGAAGGGATCGCGCGTGTGGGTGCGCGCGTCCACTTCGCGCTGGCGCGCGCGTTGGCCATCGGCTCACCGGCTGCGGCTGCGGGTGCGGACCTGCATTGCCTATTTTTTTGGAGTAATAAGTTGACCGGGGCAAGTCATCGGCGTAGTGTTGATCAACCGGGATCAAATTTTTTTAGAGATCAAAATTTGACGGGTGACAGTGGCCAGCGAAGCGAAGCGAAACGAAGCAAGGCCAGCGAAGCAAAGCGAAACGAAGCAAAAAAGTCAATAAAAACGCGGGTGTGCGCGAAAAGCGCGGATGCGGGCGGGCGCGCGGGCGCGCGGGCGCGGGCGGGCGCGCGCGCGGGGCACCATGACCCGAATTCGGGACACAAGTTGCCGTACAGGATTGCCGTGCAGGATTGCCTCACAGGGTGCCTCACAGGAAAACCCCTCACAGGTTGCCGTACAGGATCACGATAAAAAACAGCGGCATAGGGTGCCGCACAGGATTGGAGCTAAAAAATGAAAAACATTGAAGCCATGCCAGTTGAGTCCGTTCCGGTTTCGTCACTGTCGAAATTGCCGGACGGCGTTTTGTGCGCCGAGGTGCCATGCACTGATTATTCTGCGCTGCAAAAGTTGCCGCACAGTCTGGAGGTATGCTGCCACTGGATGCGGGCGCGGGTCATCGTCACTCGCACGGGTTGGGATTCGGATCGGTGCGTTGCCTACTACAAAGACAACATCTTACACGCGCTCAGCGTAAGGGGAGCATGATATGGAATTCACAACGATACGAGACGCGTCATTATTGCCGCAATCAACAAAAAAGAAAGGGTAGAACAATGAAAAACCAAGAATTTGAGCTAACTACGTTCGATCAAGACGCGACACCAGGATCCGATTTTCCAGATATTGCCGTACATAACCCGATCACGGGCAATTACATGTGGTTAGGCAGTAAACACGGCTTTATTGATTTGTTCCACATTTGGAGCCCGGATCAAATGGTTGAGTGCATCATGCCCGACGATGAATTGTTGCGGGCTGAAATGTGGTTCAAAGGCGAATGCTCACATTTGATTGATGATTTTTCTATCGATTATGAGCGTTTATGTGTTGACATGGGATTGATCGATGGGCTGAACGATCTTGATCTTGATCAATGGTGTCAATCTCGTGAGACAGATCAAGCAATCGCAAAAGCGATTTTTGAATTGGCTACTGTTCCGAGTGAGGCCCAAGAAATTTGGGAATCGCCTTATTCGCTTGAGGAAAAAATCGTCTCAAGAGCATTTGAGCTAACCGAAGAAAACAAATTGCAATGGGGCCAAGAATCCTACGAGCGATAAAAAAAACGCGGTATTATTGCCGCATGGAAGGGATAAGACAATGGAAAATTACAGATGTGAAAGATGTTGCAAGCCTTGCGACACGGGGATTGCCTGCGATCCTTGCGAGATAAAGACCATAAAATCATTTCTTGAAAATGAATCTTGGCTTAAATATAGGGGTTCAGTTTTTTGCGATTATGAAAAAAAGACTCATAGGGAAATCTTTGAGTCCGAGCTGAAAATGCTTGAGCTATCAAGCCAACCGTGACCGCTCAAAAAACCAGATATTGCCGCATGGAGTAAGACAATGGAAAACAAACGAAAAAAACTGAAGGCGCAAACACTTGAACGATATACTGCCGTACAGGCATGGAACGCCGTGCTTCTCCGGTCTGAGTCTTATCGCTATGAATGCGATGGGATTTACATAGACTGCGGCGAGCACTTTGAATTCTATGCCGGGCACCACGATTATGACCGTGCTGTCCGCGCGCTGATCGGCATGGGCGCAGTGGATTTCGACGGGAACAATTCTAGAAGCCTCCTTCATCTGATGTGAGATCCCACAATAAGTTGCCGTACAGCCAGAAGTGCGATATGTCTTGGTTATGAAGCATCAGGGACCATGGCTAGAATACCGCACTGCTGGCATCGTTTGGAAGCGGCACAATTTCCTCCAAGCTCCAGGAACACAACTGGACGTGCCAAAACTAATTGAGCTTTTAGAGCATCTGCAAGCGGTAGAAGTCCGATTCGGAGAGATACATCTTCACCGGAACGATCTTCAATCGCCTTGGGAATCTGGCCAGCGTTGACTGAATTCAATATATTTTCCGTACACAAAAAAACCTGCATTGCCAGGCGCGCTTTCATGCGCGCGATGGATGCGGTACGGTTCACGTTCCTGACCGGGTTCGTCATGCCTCCCGGTCTGGTCTGGGGTCAGCGGGAAATAAATATGGTGCTGAGAATGGTCGCCGATGAGTATGCCGCAGTTTACCATGATGGCCTATTGGTAGGATACGGCCAGCACTGGCACGGTGCATTTACCCTGCACCGCATCTTTAAGCTGTGTAGGGTGGATCACTCCTATGAGATTCACTGCACATCCAAACCAGAATCCCTTGCATTGCTGCAAACATGCACCACCGGGCATCTCACCGCACTGGAAAAGAAAACAAAGATTTCCGTGCAGATGCGCCAATATCCGAGCAATGAAAACCTGGTCAGTATGCTGGACACCTACGAATATTTCCGCACATGGCACCGGGCAAATGCCCGCTGCTGGTGGATTTTCGACAGATATGTTGCCGTACAGGAATCGATTGACACTTTCAAGGAAATGGTGATTGCGCGAAACCAGGAACTTATTGATGCAGAGATGTCCAAAACTACGCGAGAAGAAAAAGAAACAGTACGCTTTCATGCAGTGAAATCAATAACGCGTCGAAGGCCATCAATCCTTCTTGATTTCGTAAGCATGTGCGACAACAACCCTTTAGACAAGACGTCTACAGAGTTTGAACACATCTTGAAATCAAATGCGATCATCATTTCAGATGAAAACGAAAGACGAAAACGCATAAAGCACCGCGCATCCAAACGCGCGAAGAAATTGCGCAAAAGATCTCAGGACATTGGGGGCAAATCCAAGAGAAATATTCTTTCCCTGCTGAATGATTATTTTGGTGAACGTCCACTTTGATCTTGCAAGTGGGCTCCTACGACGCAAACGTATTTTGATGACGAACAATAAAGAAACGATCTGCCCCGACTGCAACAATGATGGCTGGCACTTTTCAACCGTTGTCAGGCATGTCAAGAGAAGACAATCCGACGGACAACAGGCAATCAGATGCGAAGTCGATAAGATACGCGTCACCTGCGAATGCCCCCAGGGCGATCTGTGGATGGAGACACACGGGCTAAGGTTCATCGGCTAACGCCTTGACTTGCCCTTCATTGTGACCCATCCTGAACCACACTTATCAACATATGCCCTTGTTCTATCGAGGATATCGTTCCCATATATTTTCGTGAACTCATCTTTGCTCGATCTTGTGGTGATAATGGTAGGCAATCCTTTGTCATGGCGCTCGCACAAAATAGTGCTAACCACCCGGATACAGTTGGGGCTATCACCAGCGGTAGTTTGCGGAGCCACTTCATCTAGCACAACAACCCCCCGAATAGTCATCAAATCCCTGAGCAGTTCCCCGGATTCCCCAAAAGCAGTGATACCCATCCATTCAGACCGTGCCATGAAGCGACCATTGGACCTCCAAGCCGCATACGAAGCCGCTACCGTCTTACCCACCCCATTGGTCCCAGAAAGCACCAGAACGCCTCTCACGCGCGCTGAGACATACTTATCCATTGACTCCCCAAGTTTACCTCCAAGCTTGTTGTCTTGAGACTCCGGCGTAAGCCGGAGGGTTTTCACAAAACTGTCAGACACGGCAATCTTCCTTATCCTTGCTTCAAAATCAGTTGACCTTTGCGAATCCGTCTCATTGGATTCCACAAAGTCCTTGATTGCCTTGTCATTTTCAACAGCACACATCATGCAAAACGCCTCTCCGCGCTCAACCAAGAACGAAAAGTGCTCAGGTATCTTCGCAGTGCATGACGAACAGGGAACATCTTTGACCAGCCCGTAGCCGTTCTTTTCCAATGTGTTATTATTCAAAGGTTATATCCTCTCTGCCTGCTATCCAATCCGCTTCAGTTGCATATCCTTCATCGCGCCATGGCCCGTAGCCACCAGGCGCAGATGGGTTATCAGGCTCGCTGAAAAGAGCTACCCATTTGTCAAAATGTTTTGCGATGTGGGTGAAGGACCAGAACCTGGGCCGGTCTTCCCAGGGGTCTTTTTTTATTCCGTGGATTGCTTGGATGATTTGGACCAGGGTGCGCCCCTCATCCAGCATTTCTTCAATCGCTTCTCTAGTTTTTTTGCTTTTGAATGAAACAGAAGAACCCAACACAGACCGATGACATTTGACCGCGACTGCCACCGCATCATTGACCGTTATGTCCGGGCATAGATCTGGATTGAGCAGCACGGATTTCCAATCCACGCTGCACGGTTCAGCCTCAGTTTCTTTTTGCTTTAGTTTTTTATTGTAATTAATAGAACTAATATAATTAGTAGTTACACCATGGTTGTATATAACTAATTGTAACTCAGTAGTGCTATAGAATTTATAGTTAGCAGATTGACTTTTTTCTGTCAAATCATTTTTAAGTATCTGTTTTTGCTTTTCTTTTTCCATCTGTTCCCTCCGTTTTTCGGTTTTTTCCCATTTCTTTTTGTTCTTTTGCGTAAGGCCACGCCTTACGCTTTCGTTTTTTTGTAAGACTACCTCTTACGCTTTTGGCAACTTTGTAAGACTACACCTTACGCATTTTGCTTTTCTGTAAGACTACACCTTACGCTTCTTCGCCCGGTATGCGCGCATATATTTCGCTGGGTGACTATAAGATGCGGGCACCCTCCCATCCGCCAGTCCTGCTTGCTCCAGCATTTCTTGTGAGATCCATTCCGGCATGTGGACCTCTGCTTCAGCAGCGGCTGAAGACCAAATGGTGATCGCTACTCCCAGACATTCGTGATGCGTGTGTCCGGTGATTTCAGCCAGCGCTAAAACGCGGGGGTCCGATATGGCATCCAGGGACAACCTTAACTGTTTCAGTGACATAACTCGCTCCCTATTTTTTTTGTTCTACGGTGTTGATCTTTTTGCCCCGCGACATTAGTGTGAGATCAACGGATCAAAAAAATACAAACAAACATCAAAAAAGTCAAAGGGAGATCACATGAAACAGCCAAACATTATCGCAACCGATTTTTCGGACATCAGCTCAGTCCAGCTATGCGGGCAGGATGCGTCCTTAGTATGGGATGCAGACACGGCATCCGGCAAGCTTACATTGACCGGTTCTGAGCCATTTGATGCCGGAACCCAACACCTTCTGCTTAACTTCTTCTTTGACAAAAGCGGCGATGACCTATGCGACCTGAAGAAGATGATAGCCCGCGAGTCCGATGGCTTCTCCTCCCTGCTACTTCAGCATGAGTCTGGCATCAGCCTTCCCGCGAAAATGGAATCCTGCTTGATGATGCCTGGACCAGAAAAGATCCGCTATCGGATCGAATACTTCGTGTGCATTCTTCTAGATGGCGAAGAGATTGATTCTGAAGACCACATGCTTGAGATTCTGCATCCACGCAGCTTGGAGGAGATGTATGGATAATGAGTTTCAGGAAAATCTCAGCAATGTTTTCACCGGTCTGCTCGGATTGATGAAAACAAGCGACAAGAAAACAAAAAAAGAACTGGAAAAAATGGCCTTATTCTTCATTCAAATGGAGGTTGAGGCGTACAAAAAAACGGAGGAAGAAAATGGGAATTAAGATGCACAACAATGGGGTTTTAGATTACCTCGATTCGGAAATGCCAGAAGGACCAACCTACGATGTGGAACTCGACGGTCACCTGCTCGACTTCATGGATGACGTTTCAGATATCCTATCCAAAAACGTAGACATCTTGCATCGGGCCAGAAGAGAGTTGATGCGCAAAGGGCCTGAGAATGCGCTATCGGTCCTAGTTGTTGATGGTCAAGTGGAGATCCTACGCGAAATGAAACACCAGATAAACATGGTGGGAGAAAGGAAGCGACACGATGCAGCATCCAAATTTTGAGACAGTGAAGACCCGTGCCCATTGCCTGGCGCTCCAAGCAGCCACGCGGGCACACGGAGACGCTTGGATTGATTTGATTCAGGCGCAATTGAAACTGAAACTAGCGGAAAAGAAACTAGAGAAAATAAAAAAAGAAAGAAGGACAAGATGACCAAACCAGAAACCCACAAAATCCACAAGTTCCACGGTGATACACATAGCTTCGAGGAATCGCTGGATATTTTCAGTGACACCATTTTTCTGCTTGATGTGCTCGGACGCATCATGGAAGCAAATGAAAATGATCCAGACTCAGTGTCCTGCTACATACCCACATGGCCACAGCTAATGTTGCTCCACGAAACCTATGCGCGCGGACAAGCGCTCGGTTTCAATGAAGGACTAATGGAAGCTTCCACCAAAAAGAAAACCGCCAAGAAGAAGAAGAAAGGTGGTGCGAAATGAAGAACATCAAAGACATCGCGGTCCCCACTGTGGATATCGATCTTTTGAGGGTCCAAAGGGATGCGCTTCTGGAGATGATAGACATCGCCCCACTTCTCAATGATGGGTGCGTGGGCGCAGCGCTGGAAATCATGGATTCTGTGACAAACCGAAACGGGGTCGATTTCATCCAGGGGTTGATCGAAATGCTGGACGCAATGCTGGACATTGCGGAGCTGGGTGGTGCGAAATGACATTCCATAAGTGAGTGCGATGATGAAAAAATCATGTGGGAACTTGCAAACCTAAATGGACAAGAGTGGGAAGAAACAAAGGCTTACGCCAAATCTATTGTTGTCGGCAACGGATGCTGAAAAACAGAAAGAAGAAAGGAAGAACAGATGAAAAGACTAGAAGGAATAGGCGGAACAGATGTGGGATGCTTGCTGGGAGTAGGGTTCAAGAGCCCCTATGAGCTTTGGGAGGAAAAGACTGGGCGCGGGAAGGAATTTTCCATGAACGAAGCGATGCGCTGGGGGGTGGCACTGGAAGACGTTTTGCGCGTTCGATACGCGGAAGAGACCGGGCACAAGGTTGATACAATCGAGCCTGTTCGCCACCCGAAACATGAATGGTGGGTAGGTTCGCCCGATGGGGTAACGCCAGACCGTGTGCTGGAGATAAAAACTGCACGATTCCAGGGAGATGACTGGGGAAATCCGGGCACAGATCAAGTGCCAATGGGCTATTATTGCCAGGTACAGTGGTACATGGCAGCCCTATCCCTCAACAAAGCCGACATTGCCGTGCTTTTTTCCGGCCAGGACTTCGCCATTTATCATATCGAAAGAGATGACAAGTGCCTAAAAAGCCTGTATAAAAAAGCTAAGAACTTCTGGGAGAAAAATGTCAAGGAAGACATACCACCAGAGGAAATGTCAGCGAAAGAGCAACAGCGGTATCTCGGCATAAAATACCCGAATGATGACGGTGAAATAAAGGTTGTGGGAAATGACGACTCTGATATGAAAGAAGCAGAGGCAATGGAATCCCTACTGTACATCAAGAAGGAGATAGAGGCTCTCAAGGAAAGAAAGGAAGAGATAGAGGCTGAGATAAAATCTTCGATTGGGCCAAATAAGGGTATGCAATCAGACCTTTATCGGGCCACATGGACCCCGCAAACGAGAAAAACAATGGACCAGAGTCGCTTTAAGGCCATGGTTGCTGATGAAATAGGGTCCAAAAGAGCCCAGGAGATGATCGAAAAATGCAAGAAGGAAAACAGCTACAGAGTCTTGAGACTGACGGAGCGAAAACAATAGAGGCAGAAAAGAAGGAGGGAAAAATGGTTGTTTCAGGAAAGCAAATGCAAAAGGTGAACATCAGCGAAAATGGTGTCCAGTTATCAGACTTGGACTCATTGCAGAGATTCTGCAAAATGGCCCACGCATCCGGGTTTTTCGGGTCCAGGGCTACGGGAGAAGCGCTCATTCGAGAGCTGGCCCAGGCAGCAGTCAAGGTGGAATACGGCCTAGAGATTGGGCTAAAGCCCATCTCAGCGCTCATGAATGTCTATACCGTGGATGGGAAACCTAGCCTATCCAGCGGGGCAATCGGCGGCCTCATCCGAAAATCAGGCAAATACACGTATACAGTCAGCTCGACCGATCAACAATGCACCATTGAATGGTTCGAGCGATATAACGGCCAGCGAGAGCCCCTGGGGCAGTCTTCATTCAACATGGAAGACGCCAAGAAGGCAGGTCTCTCAGGCAGAAACCCATGGAAGAGATACCCAAAGGCAATGCTATTCGCCCGCGCTTTGACGCAGGGCGCAAGGATGTTTTGCCAGGATATCTTCCTGGGCGCAGTCTACACGCCAGAAGAACTCTCGGACGGAAAGATGACAGAAGACGATTTCGAGGGAGATGTTGAACGGCAGGTGGAGGCCACAGTTGTTGGCAGTCCATCAGATTTATTTGGAGACGACGATGACGATTGAGGAAATGTTTAGCGGGTTGGGTGTAAAGATCGATACGATAGAGTTTAAGGAATACGTGTCCAAATACGCGATTCAAAACGTACCCCCCGGTGGACTCATAACCGCATGGGTTGGAGAAGACGATGGAACAGAAGAAGTCATGGCAACTTGCCAACAAAATCGTAAGGGTAATCGAACAAGACCTTGATCTTGACGAACAAAAAGAGCTTATCGTCTTATGGTGGGCCCTGACCTTTCTCCAGATGGAACTCACATCCAGGCTGAAAATGTCAATGGATGAGCAAAGGGAGAACCTGCACCGAGCAATGAAGCTTGTCTCCAGGGGCCACAACGTAGAAATGCCACCGGAGCCGGAAGATAAATGGGACATACACTGATCGCCATAGACCCAGGGTCAAAGACCGGATGGGCCATCTATGAGAACCACCATCTTTTCCTGTCAGGAGAAAAACCCCTAAAGGTTGCCGTACAGGAAATAAAGGAAAACATAGATGGAAAGCGTGTGGATGCCTTTGCGATTGAGAATATGTACTTTGGGGCTGGTCGGGCAAGCCCGAGCGCCCTCTACAAACTTGGACATAACACGGGATACATTGTTGGGTTGCTTGAACCCTACCTGAATAACGACACCGTGATGTGGAACCCTCAGCCTGGAGAATGGCGAAAGGTTTTAGAGTTTGCTCGCGGGAGCAGGGAAGAAATGGCCGCCCTGGCATTAGAAAAAGCTGAAACCATTGCCGCACAGAAACTGGAGGGCCCAAGAGGTGGCAAACACATAGACCGAGCAATGGCCATCTGCATAGGAAGGGCCATGACTTTAATACTGAAAGGGGACTTTAAAAATGAAGAGCCGACAAAAAGAAAAACTAAAACTAGAAAGAAGCAAAAAAAGACCAGCGTACCTAAAGCGGTCAAGAGTTGAGCGAGAGTTCATAGAGGTCATAACAGACTTTATCGAGTTTCAGGATGCACCAATCGAGCATCAAGAGGAGGTAAAAAAAAGAACAAACGAAAAGAAAAACGGCAGGCATGTAATACCAGTCTCAACAGTGAGAACCATGCTTAGAAAAATGGACAAGTTTGGGCACATCAAATGGCTCGAAGATATATTTAAAGAAAGGATGCAAGCGGAACTTGGGGATTTCACCCCAGGAAAACCTGGTCCGACTCCACCGTCGCCAGGAGACATGAAAACATATTCGATACTAACAGACACCAAAGGTAGGTCTTTTGCAAGAATACCTACGTGTACGCTTGGACTGGATGACGGGGAAAAGATTCTCGTTGAGTTTAGGTCTTCGCGTATAATCATCACACCACAAAAGGAGATAGAGTCATGAATACATTTTTCTTAAGCGGTCGCCTAGGGGCTGACCCTGAAGTTAAGTTCACCAAGGGTGGTCTCGCCATCACAACCATCAGCATTGCCAATAATCGACGCGTCAAAAAGGACGATGCGTGGGAGGATAAGACAGACTGGTTTAGGATAAAGTTCTTCGGAAAGAAGGGCGAGGTGGTGGGAGAGCATTTCTCTAAAGGGAAATACATCAACACATGGGGCCGCATTGAGCCATTCTCATACGAAAAGGATGACGGACAGAAGGTGTACGGACATGACTTCTGCGCCAACGATTTTGACTTTGTTGACAAGAAGGGAGAGGGGGGCGGCGAAGCTGCACCCAAGGCTCGCTCAACATCTTCCGCCGATGCGGATGAACTTCCATTTTAGGTGAACCATGAGCAGCGTTAAGATAAAAATAAAGCCGCTCAGAGAAGACTGTAAGCTACCCGAGCGTAAGACCTCGGGGGCTTCCTGTCTGGACCTGTATGCTTGCATGGATGTAACCATGTATCCGAATGACACAAGAATCATAAGAACAGGGTTCGCCCTGGAGCTGCCTCCCGGTGTCGAAGGACAGATAAGGCCCCGCTCAGGGTTGGCTTCCAGGGGTATTGCCGCACACTTCGGAACGATTGACTCAGACTATCGCGGCGAAGTCAAAGTTATCCTCATAAATATGAGCAAGAAGAAACACGAGATTAGATCCGGGGACAGGATTGCGCAGCTTGCAATAAACTCCACCGTGACAGACAAGCTGGTGTTCCTTGTGACCGAGTGCTTAAGCGAAACGAAGAGGGGAGAAAAAGGGTTTGGCTCAACAGGAGACTAATACGGAAGATTGGCGACGGGATGGACGACTACGAGGCTATCAAAAAACTGATAATAGAGACCCTGTACTCAAGGGAGCTGTCAAAAACTCCAGAGGAAGAGAGAGATAACTGCGCATCAGTAATAAGGTCCATGAACCTGGAAGAGATAAAGAAAACAATAAGGGTGCGGAAAAATGCAGGAGAGACTGTTCCTAGGGATTGTGACAAAGATAAAATATAATATAGACGGAGGCACCATGGGCACCCGCATGGTGCTGTGGGTAAAGCCGGTATACGGAAGTGCAAAGAACAACCTGGTCGCGCCAGGAGGCAAGACTGCCCCGTTTCCCGTAGAGATAAACGAGAGGCTTACCATCAAACACATAAAGAATATAGAAGTGGGAGACCTGCTGGAGATAAAAAGCCTTTACAAGATAAAGCCGAACAAGGACAGCATTGTCATTTTTGAAATAAACAAAAAGAGGTTACCTTCACATGAAAAATAAAAAATGGCAGCACGACGGAGCATTCTGTCAAGAGCTTATAAAAAAAGAATACGCAAAAAGAAACAAGAAGGGCGGGCTTGACCCGGTTGTGTCAGATGGACTTATAATCTATATGTGGGAAATGTTTAAAGCGGGAATCATGCACGAAAAAAACATGGGCGAAAAAAGATGAATACCAGGGCATTTCTTGGCGCAATATTTAACCGTGTGCAAAGAGACAGGGAGATAAAGTTCTCCGGCGTCAGGGTTGAGTGTGGCTCCTGGTTTTCTGCTTACCAGTACGTGTATGAGACAGACCCGCTAACAGGCAAAGACGTGACAGACTTCTCAACAGAGATGAAATCGATGGAAGATGTTGAATGCAACGAGGACGGTGAAGGAAAAGTTGTATTCACAATAAAGAAAGAGATAGTGAATAGGATCAAAGGGGATCAAAATGGAAAAATGGAATCTGGAACAGAAAAAGCTCGCGAGGGCACTGCTTAGTTATCCTGACTTGGTAAAAAAGGCCGTGTTAGCTCTCGATGTAATGCCCAAGACATTGAACGAGGAGCTTCGTACATTTATCGCCCAACTGGCAATCCTGGTAGACAAATACCCGGATGACCTGGGCAAGGCCCTGATGCAGACACCTGTGAAGCGCAACGGTGTGCTGGCCTACATATTCTATGAGGTACACGGAACAAAGAAGAGAGAAGATTTCAATGTCCAGATAGACAGATGGGATTGCGATCAAGTTGTGAACGATTTCCTAAAGAAGCGCTTTGTGAAAAAGGAAAAGTGATGAATCACAAAAAGAAAGAAGACACCATTCATTAGTGGTGGAGGTAAGGGGTACATATGGACAAGGGAAAGACGCTCGCCAAGGAAGAGATTTACGGTGACCTCGACGCGCTGTTTGAGAAGGCGACGACGAGAACCTGGGAAAACAGTACGGTCTGCCCGGAAACGCGAAAGTGGAGTATAAGAAACAGCAAGGAACATTTCCTAATAGATATGGAGAGAAAGATAGGAGGCATGCGCCGCGAGTTGGCACTCGAAGCCATTAAGAGCCGTGGGTATAAAATGTTTTCCAGCGAAGATTCTTTGAGTTCATGGCTTGAGGAAAACATAAGCAGCAATTTTCATGTCATACCGGAGGTTTGGGGAAAGCACACGCCGACTGGGAAAAACATAAGAATAGATTTCATACTGTACCCCAGGGAGCACCTGGTCAAGGCTGGTTTTATAGAGAAACCGTTTGGCGTCGAAGTGAAACACTTTGACCTTATGAACACCAAGGGGCAGGTAAAGAAAATAAGAAAGACATTGAGGCAGTCTCAAACATATCAAGAATCTATATACTCCAGGTCTGGAAGAAAATTTTCTACCGCGTTTACATTAATTTTCTCAAACTTATCGTTTATCCGCGAAAGAAGATTTGCGTTTGACTGTAACAGCGAACTTAAACCGGCCTACAAGGCAATGATGTGCTCGTTAAGGTATTCGATGGTGGGCGAGTTGATCATACCGGGCTACGTGCCGGACACAGACGGTTGGAAAATTTCTTTTTCTGGCCAGGTCTGGGCATCGTGTGGCGATGGCCGCTCCCCTGACGGGGCCTCCTTTAGCCCTGTAAACGATATCTTTAAAGCGCCCCTGAAGGTGGGGTCACTGTAAGCATAAAAATAAAAGGGAACGGCAGTGATAAAAAGAAAGAAGCATGACCAACTGATTTTCCCTGGGCTCCACGATGGCCCAAAGGGAAGACATTTCAAGAAAATAAACACCATCGCAAGGGAGGATAAAGAGATGGCCAGCAATGGATTTATAGCAACAGACCAGCATGAGGCGATATTTAAATTTATCATGAATGGTTTAGGAAATTGCCAGGTATCAGCGCTAGCTGGGTCGGGGAAGACATCGACCATGATACAGCTATGCCTTTTGCTTGAGAAGCATAGGATGGATATACGAAAAATCCTTATGTGTGCCTTCAACAAAGCGATTATTGATGAAATTTCCGCAAAAGCAAAAAGACTTGGACTTTCTGTGGACTGCCTGACGACTCATGCCGTTGGAAATCAATCCGTAAGGCCTTTTCTTTTCAGCATTGGGGCAGGCAAGGTGTCTGTTTCTGAACCTGGGCATCCGTACACTGGCATAATCAGAGACAAGTTCAAGGATGATAAAGAGAGAAAAGACCTGGCTCTTGAAATACTTGGATACCTTTTTAACGGGTGTGCATGGTTATCCATAGAGGACTTGATGAACGCTGACCGCGATCAGGTCAAGCCCTTGCTGGATCACCACGGAATATATGTGCCCCCCACCGTAGAGATACCAAACCAGGACGCCAGCGAGAAAGACCTCGTTGAGTATCTGCTTGGGCTGATAACCACAAGGGTCAAGCTGCTGGCAGAGGGGAAACATATAGACCCCGAACAGCCGCACATGACGTTCAATGAAATGATCTCGCTGCCACTTATCTTTAACACGAAGCTAAATAAATATGACCTTGTTATTATCGACGAGGCCCAGGATCTAAACAAAACAAAGCAGAGTCTTATAAAAAAGTTTGCGGACGATGGCGCTAGGATTATAACGGTGGGGGATCCTCACCAGGCGATATATGGGTTCACTGGGGCGGACCACAGGTCAATGGATACCATGAAAGAGATGCTCAATATAGAGAAGGAGCTTCCCCTTACCGTGTCGTACCGCATACCAAAAAGAGTATGTTGGTTGGCCCAGAGAGACGTGCCGGAAATAGAATGTCTGCCATCTGCGGAGGAGGGGGAGGTAATCCTCGATTACGACAAGGGATCTGACACCGTGCATGGCATCCCTATACTGGAATCCGAGCAGGACAGGTATCTGGGCAGAGTTTTACAGGATTTCGATGGAGAGGCGCTGATACTGTGTCGGTACAATGCGCCCCTTTTCAAAATTGCTTCTTTGCTTATCAGGAGGGACGTTGGCTTTACCTTTAGGGGGAAATCAGGGTTTGCACGAAAGTATAAAAACTTCATGGAGAGGGTATACGAGCAAGACCTTCCTATCTGCACCGAATACCTGCAGGGAAAGAACGGACTTCTGCACCTCATGAAGGAAAGAAAGAACAACGAATTGGCGAGAATCGAGAAAAAGAAAGCTAAGGATAGCAACTACAATTGCGGAGAGGCAACATCCAAGATTAGGGACATGGTTGCGACATGTGAAGCCATAGTCTCTAATGCGCTTGAAGATGGGTACGAAAAAGTCACTGACGTTATAGGGCAATACAAAAAGACCAAGAGGGTTGGAGGCACCATAGAAAAGTTCATGTATATGAAGACACAAGACCCTGACAGGCAGGGGGCCAGCCGCATAGAGTTGTCGAGCATCCATCAGGCAAAGGGAACAGAGGCAGACAACGTAATAATCTGGGGATGGAGCATGATGCCATCGGTTCATGCGAAGAGCGAGTGGGAGTTGATCCAAGAGCGAAACCTAAGATATGTTGCGGTGACCAGGGCAAAGAAAAAACTTCTTCTGGTGGATATAGAAAGGGATGAGGATGATGACTAAAACAAAGAGCGATTATGATTACTGGGCGGACTACAAAAAAGAAGTCCAGGAAGGCATCAAAAAAATGATCGATGAAAGCGATGGCCGGGAGGTTGGGCCTGATGAGCAGTTAATGCTCCAGGGCTATACCGAGTGGAAACTGGATACGGATACGGTCCAATCAGGGCTGCGGATTCCAATCTTTATGCTGCGTCAACTTCATGAAATGCGACCCTGGCTGATGCAAGAACCGGAGCTTTACGGAAGGCCACCAACGAACGCCGAGATGATTCGTGTGGCCCTTGCCGTGGGGGTTCTACACCTAAAAAGAAGAATGAAGGAGGTGACCTAACTAGGCAAAACATCTGAACCACATACGTGCTAAAATCTGTCGTCACTATTCACGTTCTGTACGGCAGTGGATGCCCAGGATCGGACTTCCGCAATCGGATAGTTTGGCCCTGGGCATTGTTTTGGTTTTCGGTTTCGCATAGCTAAGATCTCGTCATGACCGTAGACCCCACGGATGTCAGGAAAGTCTAGCCATAGGTCTCGGCAGAGATGCTTCGTGCTTAAGATTTGACTAGCCGTCGGACTCGAACGACGAAAATCCCCAAAGTTACCAACCCCAATGGAAGTAGAATTAACTCCTGCACAGTGGGCACCTTTACACGCTGCGTCAAGGAACTGGTAAACCTTCCCCTTCCGGTCCACGATATAGTGGTAGGGGACGTATGCTCGGCTCTTATAGTTCTCCGGCACACCATACTTCCTCCAGTCCCGAATCGCATCCAGGCGGGCCTCAAGGCTTCCAATGGTCACCGTGGCAACACCCTCTGGGTCTTCCGTGAAAAACTCATGCACGGAATCCACCGTGTATCCAATTTTGATCCGGTGGACAACAATGCTTGAGGTTATTTTTCTTATTGGGCGAGGAATATCTTCGGGTATCCGCTCGACCACTTTCATTTCATGAGCCTTCCGAGCGCCGCAGCCCATGGCATCTTGGCCGCTGCTGTCTGGCCCAAGGTGATAAGTCCGGCAGCTATCACGGATGTGGGCAGCTCCACCTTAACATCAGGAACACTGAATGCGCCCAAGACCTTTACACCCTTGATTTCAAGCTCAAGGTTTCCATCTCGATCTGCATCCCCAACACGTCCACTTCCCCAGCTAATCAAGTCCATGTCACTCTCCCTCTGTTTTTATTGGCGAGCATCTTCTTTATTCGCTCGTCTGTTGTTGAATCCTTTTTACCCTGGCTTCGGCTTTTCTTTTCATCTTTTTTGAAAGCTTTTTGCCACGGATTTCTTCGATCTTTTTTACGCATTCTTCCACGTCCTCGATGACGTGGGCGACATCCTCTGCCGCCTCAAGCGTCTTCGTCAAATCAAACTTCCCAGTCTGAACCCTGGCCACAATAACCGGTGTTATGGCGAACACCAAGGCCACAATCACCCCAAGAATATCAACTGCTATTTCCACGTATTCCATGATTACTCCACAACGTCCGCGCCAATGGAAAAGTTTCCACTGAGCCCTGTCGGCGTTTTTCTGTCCCCTTGATAGGTCGAATGCGTGATACCTGCCTCGTCCACGAAACCCGTATAGCCTACGGTGATGGTCCCTGCTGTGGCATCAAAGTCCGTGATGACCACGAGCAGATTATTCTGCGGAAACCCGCTGCTCAAGTCGATGACCTGGCCGAGACTGATTTCGTCAAAGTCGATACCTGTCCCAGTCAAAACCCCGCTTCCTGCGGTCACGGCAAATGTCCCTGCCGAGGTCGCGAGGTCACCTTTTCTGGTCACATCCAAGTCCCAATAATACTGACCGGGGGTGACATTGATCGTGTCTGCCACCAAGAGTTTGATGAGCGATTCCCCGCTGGCTGGGACTGTTATCTGAAGCTGGTCTGGATAGTACGATTGCTTAAATATGATGGACCGGCTGTTGTCGTCATAGACACTGCCCTTAACTGCAAAGCGCAGCACAGCCTCAGTGATATCAACCGGCGTGGTACCATCACTTTCGTATATCGTAACGCTGAAGTTTCGCGAGTCTCCCCGGACGATGCTGATGTCTGTCATTTTTACGCTCCCTGGATACTTTGCTTAATCTTTTGAGCATAGATTTTAGCATTTTTAAACTCGATTTCTGACACATCTTCCGGCCACTCTGTGGACGCATGAACCGCGTCGAGCCATGCGATAAATTCAGCTTTTGTTCCAGAGGTCTCTGGGGCCATTTTTCTCATGATGCTAAAAATATAAGGTGTCATCTTCATCTTTAACTCCTGACAACAGTGCCGACGCCTGTGGCTGCGGTGAAATCATTTTGAGGCAATGCCCCGTATGCGAAGTTCCCAGCGTTTCCGACTGTGACATCGGCTACGCCAGCAACAATGGAAGAGCCCGCACCAAGGCCAGATGCGAAGGATGGTCCGTCAAGGCGGAATCCGATGTTCGTGACAGCGCCTGTAATATTTCCGCTAGATGCCTTGATGCTGACGGAAGCGTCTTCCCCTGCGATCATAAAAGTTGCGACTGTCGCTGCTGCGTCGATAGATACCCCTCCGGCGATATTTATTCGATGCTCTCCCTGGTCGGCCCGGATGCAATACGTGGAGCTGTTTTCCATATCAACCTTGGAAACAGTCAGGTCCGTAGCGTTCCCCGTGAAGGAGAAATGCTGGGACACGCCGCCCTTTTTTTGGATTGTGCATTCAGATAGTGATATTCCTCCACCGACGGGATTGACGAATCCGGCAACGCCACCGACAAAGCATATTTTCTCTATTCCCCTGCATCCAATCGTTCCATCCGCCGCAAAGACGTCACCGTCAACGATGCTGATATAGCCGCTGGTCATGCCGGAGTGATCGCAGGCAATCATGTCGCAGTTCCTAACATCGGGGATGGAAACGCCAGACACGTCCTGAAACTTTATGCCCATGAATGTCACTGACACGTTCAGGTTCGCTGATCCGAGAGGGGTGCTTGTTCCATCTACCTCGAAAACGGTGCTGATGGGAAACACGGGCGGATCGTAACTCCCAAACGCATAAACACCGCCATACCTCATTACCACGTTCAAGTTAGGGCTGACGCTCGGCAGTGATACACCCGCCGGGGCGTATGCGAAAATGTCCTCTTCGATGGTGGCCGAAAATCCATCTATTATGAAGTGCGAACCTGATGTGATGGGATCAGTATAACCATTTGTGGTGACCGTGTACTGCGAAAATTTTCCGGCGACAGGGGCAACGGTGACGGGTCTTGGGATCGTTGTCGTTGGGGTCTGGTCAATGTTTCCGGTGAAGACAATATTGATTGAACCGCCACCCTTGGGGGCGAGGTCAACGATCTGCGGGGCCGGAAAAGGACCGTCATCAAGAGGCCGAATAAGGAAATCGCCAGAGCTTTCAGGTTGGATCGTGCTTGCACACCTTTGTGGTGTAGCGTAAGGGTTTCCAGGTGTGCCGTCACCAGTGTCGTCGTCCCCCGTGGTCGCGTAGTAAATGTTTGATACTGATTGTGCTGGCTCGCTCTTCAGCTTCCAGCCCGTAGCTGTTCGCTCGTAGGTTGTTCCATTTGACTGAACATGAACCAGACACCCGGTCTTGTCGAAGTCAGAGCCAGCAATAGCGTCTCGCTCTGCAATGTCAGCAACAACCCGATACCCGCCGCGAAGGGCAGTGTCGTCAAGCGATGCGACACCAACGGCAGCGTTTACGAGTTCTCCTGCAAATGTGGGCATCTCAATCTCCTATGGCGTAACGGTAAAGGCCAACGGCCCGGTAATGGTTGTGTCGATAAGGTTATCCGAACGAGCAACGCGATAGTTCTGGGTGTTGCCGAATGCGTTCGTTATGGAAAGCGCCACCTGCACCTCGGTCATATCGCCAGGCCCAAAAGAGCCAATCTCAAAGTTGGTGGGCAGCAAAGGTCCATACGGGTCGGGATATGCGTGAACAATGTACTGGTTCACTGGTGCAATCGTCCCTGAATACGAAGCAGACGAAGAAAGACTCTGCGTTATGAGAGCCTCAATATCCGCTTCGGTGTATGGTCCAGCATTGGCCGTGATGCCCGTAAAAACCAGTGGTCGCCAGGTAAATACAACCTGCCCCGTGTCTGGACTTCCAGCCTGGCTTGCCGTCAAGGTGAACGTGACAGTTGCGTTGTTAGCCGTCTTGGTGAATGTACCGTCAGAGCTGAATGATGTTGGTGTAACGGTCACATCTTTTGCCGGGGTTCCGTCATCGTCAGTCAGAACAGCACTGTCTGGTGTACGATTGTATGCCGCGCTAAATGATGGTGTCGCAGAAGACTGCCCCACTTCAAAGCTCGAACCAGACAAGGAAGAGAACGATGTGATATCGAAGGCTGGGGCTGCGCAGTCTTCAATGATGGTCCCAATGAGGTTGGGGTCTGCGGCAATGATGCCAGATAACTGCTCCTGGACACAAACCTCCACTGTGACCGTCGATGGGTCAACAATGGTTCCTCCTGTGACTATTCCGCTGATTCCCATTAGACCGTCCTTAGCAGTGTCTCCCATTTCGCTGCATCAATCTGCGTTGCCGAAATGGTGACCGTCATGATTTCGCCCTCTCCAACTCCTCCGGGTGTGGAAGCGTTGGCAGTGGCTGCATCTGGAAATATTCGTCTGCGCAAAGTCAATGGTCTATCGTTTGCGTCGTAGGTCAGAGCGTCATCTCTGACGTTACCACCTGCGTTTCCAAATGCGGCAGCAAGTGCTTGACCCGCAGTTCCTGTTGCGAGATGCCCAGCAAGAGACTCATCGAAGATAGCATCAACGCCAGCAGCATCAAGACTCATCGCGTCTCCAGGGGTTGCCCTACTCGAAACCGTGGCATCCAGATTGGTGGCAACTGTTGGCTGCATCGCTGCCGTATCCGCAAGAACATCTTGCAGCTCACCAGCGGCAGTTGCTGCGGTCGCCCCAGTAACGCCGAGTGCTTGACGAATCTGCTCTTTTTCTCCCGTGGTCCAATCCGTATCCGAATCCGACTCCCAGAGACCTGCACCGTGGGTGCCAGAAAGCTCAGTGTCGATGGCTGTGCGCTCTCCGGCTGTAAGCGTCATCGCGTCACCTGGGTCTGCTGTTCCCCGGCTTGACACTGCTGCATCAACATTCGCCCCGTTGAAGGGTGTCGCATCGGCAAGGATATCAGCTTGGGCCAGTGTCGAACGAGAGCTGATGGTCGCGTCAACATTGTCACCAACTATCTTCCCTGCCTCACCCGCCGCAAAGGCTCCGGGCAAAGACTCCGCCCAGACTGCCGCTGCGATTGTTGCAGGAGTAGATCCACCTCCTGCATTGTCCAATGCTTCTCCTGTCGATCCAGCTCCAAGATGCCCAGCGATTGGCTCGTCCCAAATGCCGTCAATCCCGGCTGCCGTTAGCCCCATATTGTCCCCGGCAACCGCAAAGCCAGTAGCTGTTTGGTAAGAGCCTGCTCCGTGACTCGCGGTCACCAATGCGTCCACGTCAGCGGCAGTGTGACTGCTTCTTGAAGAGATGCTGGCATCAATGTCCGCACCGGGGAACGGTGTGGCGTCAGATAAAATATCCGCCTGAGTCAAGGTAGACCGAGAGCTAATAGTCGCATCGACATTAGCTGTGACAAGCGGCTCGATGGCTGCCGTGTCCGCCAGTATATCCTGAAGCTCACCTGCGGCTGTTGCCAGCGTCGCGCCGGTAATGCCAAGTGCCTGCCTCATTTGGCTTCGCTCTGAGACTGTCCAGTCAACACCTGCTCCACTGGATGCGTCATTCAACGCTTCGCCAACACTGCCAACGCCAAGGTGACCTGCAATAGGCTCATCCCAAACCGCATCAACGCCAGCAGCGGTGAGACCCATATTGTCTCCCGCCACTGCGAATCCAGTTGCCGTAATGTATGAACCCGCGCCATGACTAGCTGTCACGAGGGCATCCACATCTGCGGCTGTATGACTTGACCGGCTCGAAATGGCCGCGTCGATATCTGCCCCAGGAAATGGCGTGGCATCCGATAGGATATCTGCCTGAACCAGCGTAGACCTAGAGCTTACGGTGGCGTTCAGGTTCGTGGACACCAGCGGTTCCATGGCCGCAGTATCCGCAAGAACGTCCTGAAGCTCGCCCGCAGCGGTCGCAGCCGTGAGGCCCGTAACGCCCAGCGCTTGACGAATCTGTTGCTTCTCCGCACCAGTCCAGTCCGTTGCGCTTGCAGATTCCCAGTTTCCAGCCCCGTGAGTTCCACTGAGCTGGACGTCAATAGCTGTTCTTTCGCCTGCGGTCAGCGTCATTGCATCACCGGGATCGGCAGTGCCTCGACTTGAGATAGTCGCGTCTATGCTGGCTCCAGCGAATGGAGTTGCGTCACTTAAAATATCTGCCTGCGTGAGAGTGGACCGGCTGCTGATGGTGGCGTTGACATTATCGCCAACGATCTTGCCAGCTTCACCAGCACCAAAGGCACCAGGAAGCGCTTCCGCCCAAACTGCCGCAGAGATAGCTGCTGGAGTTGACCCGCCGACAGATGCGTCGTCCAGTGCTTTCCCCGTCGAACCAGCGGAAAGATGGCCCGCCAGCGCCTCATCCCAAACATCGTCCTGAACGGAGTTGGTAACGCGCATATGCTCAGACACACGCTCAATGTTCGCAACCAGCGTCGTATGTCCAGCATCGCTGTACGTTAGATATATGATGGAATACCCGCCGACAGCAGGAGCTGTCAGCGTCCCCTGATAAAGACCATCTGCAACGTGGGAAAGGTTGACCGGGCTTGCGCCAATGGCCACCCCCGCATTATCGTAAATCTCGGCCTGCGGAAACCTGCTTGTGTCACCGTCCGCCAGGACCAACTCCAACAAGGCCGTGTCGCCTGTGATTACTTCAATCATCGCTTCCTCCACTAATAATATCTACGCTCATGACGGCACTTCTGGGTTTGAGGCAACGACTGACGCATGAACGTATTCTTCAGATGCCGTATGGTCAGGGTTAGCCTCCAGGTGGGCGTCCATTCCTGCATAGTTGTCGATGTCGAAAGTTTCGCCGCACGAGCAGATAAAAAGCATCCTTGTAGCCATCTTATGACCTCACAAATTCTAAGGTTAACCACATCCGATTCCCTTGACCGATTGCCACACCATTTGTACCAGTTGACTGGCATCTCAGGCGAACGACATCAGATGCGGCAAGCTGGACCAGAAATGCAGTGCCGGAGCTGGCGGTGTCGTCAATGGTGTTACGAGCATAAGAGGACGACCTCGAAGGAACGATTTCGACAGTGTTATTCTCCACCCATCCGTCCACTGTACGCCTGGCATTGGTGTTCGTGTCAAACATTATAGAGTATGAAATGCGGTACACGCCAGCCGTGTTGATCGTTACATTCTCGCCTGACCGAGTGTAGTTTGAATCCTGGAAGTCGTTGGCATTCAGAACCACTGTTGTGGCTGCTGTATTGATGGTTAGATTGCCGGTCTGCCGGTACTGTGCAATATTCGGCGTAAAGCCGGAGATCGCAATGTTGGCCACTCCGCCACCAGCATCCGTTACAGTGACCGCACCACCAACAAAGTCAAGATTCGTATGAGGACCGCCCGCGACTATAGAGCCTTCGTCCTCGACGATAACGCTGCTACCAGAACCCGCCGGACCCTGTGGCCCTGTCGCGCCGGCTGCCCCGTTCGCCCCAACCGTTTGGATGCTTAGGCGAAGGCTGTCTGCCAGCGTGTTCATCGTGTCGCTACCGTCAACAACCTGACCCCTAATGCGGATAACATCCGTCGCATCAAGGTCTAAAATGGCAAAACCGGAATTGCCGCCCTCCTCATCACTAGAGTCATGAAACCATCTTGATCGAGTTCCCCCAACCTCAACAAAGCCGCCGCCCGTATTCAGCTCGATCCACATATCCACTGTGGCGTCGTTGTTACTTGACTCGCTTGAAGAACACCCGAAATCGATACGATATGTACCATCCGTATTAATGGTAAGCTCAGAGGATCCGCTTAGGGTGAAAGCCGCATTTGTTATTCTTGCCGTATTGAATGGCAACGTGCTGGCAGTTGTCGTAATGCCAGCATACGAGACAGAATGATAATAGTTTGCGAACGCGGCTTCGGGCAGGTCAACCCATGAAAGACCGGACGGCTGAACGCTGTTTGCAGTCAGAACCTGCCTGGTTGACCCCACCGGAAATCTCGCAACAGTGTCCGCGGCCGTCGCAACAATCAAGTCACCCCTTGCGTCTACAATGGTATCCAAGATTCCGTCAACAGACGTGGTTTGTAGAGCTGCCGTTTCACCTGGATTCCGAATCGAGGCCAGAGCGACGTTCATATCAACTAAAACCACTGTCCCAGACTGAGAACTCGTCAGCGTTACGGCTAGGGCATTTCGCGGGTCTGTTGACGAAAGCTCAATAACATCGATTAAGTCTGTTCTAGATATGCCATCAACCAGAACCATCGCCCCGAGCTGCACACGATCAAGGTTGTGAGTTATCCGTATCGACGAGGACGACGAAAATGTTTGTGTGAAAAGCTCTTTCCATGCACCAGCCATTATAACGCTCCTCCAAGACTAAACTTTATTCCGTTAACGACAAGGGCGATAATGCTTACATCCTGGTTTGGTGTCCCATCGTCTGTCATCTCGACACGGACGAACAAAACATCGCCCTCATAGTATGATGACGCATCGAATGCGGCGAACTCCTGGTCAATCGCATAGTCGTCATACGTTGCAGGAAGGACTGTTCCTGATGGCACCAGATTCTGGGCATCAAATTCTGCGATACCAGTCGTTAAAGTGTCTGTATTCACCAGAGACCGAGGCACTGGGTCAATGCCGCCTGATGGGTCTGCCACTAGGTTCCCGGCGACCTCTGCCGTATAAACAGACATTGTGAGTTCTGGCGCAGCAGTAACGGGGGTTGACCCATTAAGCTTGTATACGACGGACATGTCCAAAGGATGGGCAGTACATAAACCTTCAGGAATGGCGAACTGGAAGTAAATCGCATCACCTGTTTGGTTGAGCCTGCTGTTTGGCATTGGGTGTGTCCAACCTGTCGGAGTACCTCCAGACCCAACGCCAACATTGGCCAAAACAACCCCGCCACTTTCACCAAAAACATTTCCGCTGGCAGAAAGGGTTCCGCGCCATTTAGCAAGTCCCGATGCCGTTTTTCTTCCTCTACTGTTTATCTGTGAGGACGACGGCATGAGCCAGGTCCGCTCAAACGTGGGAAGAACAGATGGGGCAGAAATGATTTCGACGCATGACCAATATGTCGTTGCCCCATCGACGGACGTGGTTGCCCACGTTGAATCATCGTCAATGCCGTAGTGCAACCCCTCCTCTGAGGATGCGCGAAGAAACACATCATTCGCATATCGGTATGATTCTTCTTCGCTCACGGCCTCAATGCCGATTGTCTCCCACGCCGCTCCGTTCCAAATCTTGAACTCGTAAGATCCACCCACTCCGGCAGCGCTCTGGGCTATTTGAAGACCCCAGTGCTTGATCACCGAAACGGTATCCTGTCGCAATGACCCAAAATATATTCTGTGTCCTGCGGCAGTTCCTTGAAACGTGATCGTTGACCCAGATATGCTCGAAGCGTCTGCCGTGACATCGACAAGTCCGCCAGTCCCTGTAGCGTTCGAGGTGACGACCTTTATCCCGTCCGCATATGGCGAACCGCTTCCAGCGTACACGCTAGATCCCTTTTCCGGGAACCCGAAAATAGAATCAACGCCAAAGGTTCTCTGCTGTGAAAAACTGGTATCACTTGACTCCCTGAAGAACGAAAGACCAAAATCGCTATTGAGCAGGGCAGGGGGGAAAGAGTAGTTGGTTTGGTGATTCGCCGTTATTCTGACGACCGTATTCGTTCCAACGAGGCCGGGATCTGCAAGCACGGCAAACTGTGTTTGGTCCATCTTGCCGCCGAGAATGCTGACGTTTATCCCGTCGGATGCCATATGCAAACTGTTGTCGCAGTTGAAGGTGTTAATACCGAAAACAATCGTCGTACTTGTTCCGTCGCAGTAGATTGCGTCGGTGACATTTGGCGAGCCGACATTGAAGTCTGCGAGCTGAAACCGCCCGGCCCCCTCGGCCCTAGCGACAACATCGATGTCTCCCGACCCAGGTGGAACGTGGATAGATTCGAGAGCGATGACACCATTGTCAACACGAAGAACCGTATCTAGGCCGCCTGTGTCGCATCGTATTTCTGCGCCAATGATTTTCCCGCCGCCGGTCTTGTAGATTCCGTTGCCAGAACCAGTCCCCCCGTCGCCATGCAGTTGCACATTATAGATGGAGAATGTGGCAGGGCCAACACCGTCAAACTCAACGCCTGACAACCCTGCCCCAGCCGGGCAGTCGATTGCAATGCCGTCGATTTGGCTGAGGTCTCCAACGTCGAAAATGTTTGTCAGAGCTGTGCTGTCACCGATCCTCGTAACCTGATATCCACCAACCCCCTTCAGCGCAACGCCACCCGGAAGGGTCAACCCAGACTCGACATAGGTCCCAGGATAAACCGCGACCTCGTCTCCAGCCACAGCCACAGCTAATGCTGCGCCAACCGTCAAAAACGGATGTAGAGGGTCGCCAGAGGTGCCGCTGGCATCATTGCCGTTGACGGCATCCACCCAGATGACGTTTCCGGTTCTTTGTAGCAGGCTCGCTGTGGGCATCTAATCCTCCAAAAATAATCTATCAAATCGAAAGGTGAATCCGTAAGGTTTAATCATTGCTGATTTCCTCAATAGTTACCTGGGAAATGTTTGTTGCGGTTACGCCGCTTGCGTCAAGAAGGGTGAGGTAAACAATCGGCGTTCCAGTCCCACTTACAGAATCAGCATTTGGCCTAAGAACAAAAGATATTTTATCCCCAGAAACAAGGAAGACCTCGCCATCTATAAAGACAGGGGTTGCCACATTGTCTGTCCCGCCCGCAATTGGAACCGCAAATGAATTATACGGAATGACGCAGACCCTAGACAAAAGAACATCGCCAAATGAGGACACAGACCCACCGGCAGCAAACGTCGCATCCCTTTGAATATCCAAAGTCAGATTCATCGTTCCGGCATTAAGAGTCCCAGGAAGGCCATCCCCATTCTGATAAAAAATTTCAAAATAACATACACCCTTAATCTTGTAGGTTCCGTCTCTTGGTGCCTCAAAGTAAGCACCATCTGCGACAGAAGATCCCATGTCGGAACCTGGATCGGAACCCGGAGGGCTCACATTTGAATACGGTATGAATATAGAATTGGCGGCAGTGTTCGCGTTTGTCCAGTCAAGCTCGTAAGCGTTGCCCGCCAGAGAAACATCACTCAAGGCTTTTATCGATGGATCCGCCGGGTAAATCGAAACATTGTCAACGTATATCTCACTGTTTGCCGTTGCCCCGCTTCTGAGGAAATGGATGCGGGCATATCTTGCGTCAGACCCTGTAAAATGCCCCTCGCTCCTGTAAGTTACCCAGCTCCCGGTGGATGCGTTGCCGTCGCCCATCACTATCGTTCCGCTATCGGCGGGCGTTGCGGCGCTGGACCCATCTGCCTGGTAGTAGGCTATCTTGCATTCGGGCAAGTCTCCAACGGCACAACTTCCGTTGCGCTGGAATGTCATCTCAATCCCATATGAAGACGCGGTGCCCCCCTCAAGTGGTATCAGGTCACTCTCCACTGTTGGCGCGGAGGGCAGAAGAGCCACAGATAATGCACCCGTTATAGAGGTGTCAGAGTTCAATATTGTCGTGTTGTCCCAACTCCCAGTCCCATCAAGTACGCGCCATGAAGTCGGCGGATTAAGCCTTCCGTTTGCCCAGGTTGTAAAGGCATTGTTGCGGACCTGCATGTAGCGTCCACCCATATTCATCTGTGTTTTGCCTAGGACGGACTGAACAGATTGGAGCTTTTGCGCCTTGGTTAAACTGTTCGATGCCTCCATCGGGCTGTTTGCTGGGTTTGGTGCGCCGCGAGATTCAAGTGCAAGCCACCGTTTAAACCCAAGGTTGGGTTTGCCTCGAAGGGAGATGGTGGTGGTCGCATCTTCTTGGAAGTTGTGGGTTATGTTTGCAACAGCCAGGTACTGGGACTCGGTATACAGGTAGCTGTTTGGTTGAAACCCTATGATGTCGTGAATATCAAGCGACGGCATAAGCGGTATGGTGACGGAGTGGTCAAACTCTGGGTTGGCCAAGTCTAAAATCATAGAAAGGGCCATCTTGGTGGCCTCTTTCCCAGTGTTTATCTGGCTGGTTGACGACTCCTGAACCTCCATGAACCTACGACCGTAAGATGTCATAGATGCCCCGTACTCTAGCTCAACAAATGCTGGCGTGTCTTCCTTTTCCCCACTTGGGGTAACATCAGTTTCTCCGTTAACATTGTATCCGACTCCAGATCCAGCAGGTATTCCTCCACCAGCTATGCTAACCTCGGCAGGCAAAGTGATTTGATTAATGCCAGTGGACACATTTGTTGCCTGATCGTTATTGTCTACCTCGGCAGAATCATACGATACGCGCACAATATTTCTTATACGCTGACCGGCCAGCTCCGCCTTTGAGACGGACTTAATATCTTCAGGCGAGAAAAGCGACGATATAGTCAAAGAGTCCCGCTCCGGCTCATAAATCACAAGTTTAAATGACTCGGTATCTTCATCCCATCTATATTTAACGTCGTGGCCAAACTGTCCTGCGATGGTCCTGATGGCGACCATAACGGGCTCGCGCTTTTGGATGTATTTATTAACCGCCCACTCATAAGGGGCGGCGACAAGAGACACGGGGTCTCCAGGGTCAACATATGAATCTGTCTTGCTGGCAGGCGGGGTGGCACTGTTCGCCGCCAGTATTTCGCCCATTATCTCGGCGGCATACTTGAGGGGAGGAACAGCGTCAGGCTCATTGCCATAAAACGCATCGGCCTCGATGAACGTATCAACAAGAACCCCACCCTTATCCCGAAACATAACGGAGGTCTCTTCAGTGCCCCAGTCAATCCCGTCAATCGTGCCGTCCAGCAACTGCCAGTAATCACTTCCACTGGCCTGAATCCCAAGAGGCATTGTAGCCGTGTATATTTTGATGCCACGGTTTATCTCTATGAACTTTTCCGTCGTCGTAAGATCTGAATCTGGAGACTGAAGGTTTAACCTTGTGTCATTCTTAAGATAGGCAAGAGACAGGTTTTCCTGCTCACGTAAAAACTTAACAGTACCCTGAACGCAAGCATTGTCCGGGCTGTTTGACGTACTCAAGCTTGAAACGAAGTCGAGACCATCAAGGTCCGTGGCGTCGTAATAAAACTCAGTGCCACTGCTGTCTGGTTTTTCTATCGCGACTTTAACGCTCTGGCTTGTGTGGAACGGAAGCAGAAGGCCGCGCCGATAGTCTTCTTCTATTTGGACTGCGGTGAGCGATTCGTTCCAGGCGTACACCCCGGCTATTTTGCCGCTAAACGGCTGACCCCAGGCCCCGGCAGATGACACCTGGCCGCCAATATTCCACTCTGCGTTGGCTCCTCCGCCTGGGGTGTTCCAGGTGCCCGATTGAAGGCCCATCTGCTCTATGAATCGCCCGTTCACGTACAAATCATAATCAACCTGGGAACCCCCGTTGGCCTTCCTGACAAAGCAGACGTATATCCATCTTTTCACAGGTGGCTGATATGTGGACCTCCACGTGCTGATAGAGCCAGCGCCATCCTCTGTGAAAATCTCAAACACGGGGTCGGTTGTGATGCTCAACCTGAAAAGACAGTTATCCGCAGCGGCTGCCGAGTCGCTTGGCCCGCTGAACTTTAAAGCCGTGTTGAAAACAGGTACTGCAAGGTCGGCCACATACAACCAGCACCCGACTGATACCGTTTGCGTCTTAAATGCCGCTATAGATGCAGTGTCAGACCCAGGCGTTTCGGTTGCTAGACCCATCACATCGGCACCAACAAACTCGCGGCCCATGCCTATGGGGGATGCGCACATGTATGGGGGATCTACGGTCGCTGTTGGGTGGTCTATAAGGTTCTCTCCAGTTGTACCCCATACAGACGGGGATGCAACACCTGTGGTTTCGTCAAAAAACCACGCCCGCAGAGATGAAGACCTCTGCTTTGGATGCGCTCCGCGTCTGTTTGAGGGCATTCTCATATTACATCTTCACCTGATTCAGACTGCACTATTGTTACGGCAGCGGTCGTGCATCTAATGTTAACGGTTATTTCTGATGCCTCACCCCGCTTCATGGAAGCCTTAAACCCGGAAACAACAGGGGCACTCATTGCAAGCGAAACAGCCTGCCCGATAAAGTTTCCACCCGGAGCTGGAACGTCCAGCTCTCCATCAACTTCAATGATTATTTTTCTTATTGGTTGTCGTATTCCTGACATGCTCTCTCCTATCTAAAAATCCGTCTATCGTATCCCTTGCGAAAAGTGGTTACGATCTCATCCATCTCAATCACCCTTTTCCATATCATGACCGACTTGATTTTCCCGTCGAAATTCTGCGGTACGTCGTTCGTTCCGATTGCGCTCCCATGGGTGGTTCCGGCACCGGTCCCGCCGTTCTCGGCAGAGAAAGTGGTCCGACCAAAAGACAGTCCGGCAGCTTCATCCAACAGCGAAACCATTGTTTTCGACGCCACGTTTGCGTATATAGAGGCAGTAGCATTCGGGAGGTCAAGCGTACCCAGAATGAAATACCATTCCCCGGTAGAAACGACATCTGTGTTGCTGGTTAATCCTTCAAATGAATCACCAATCTCTGACCTGCCGCCCCATTGGATAGATCCACCACCATCCGTGTGGACGTTCAAGGCGACCTTGCTGAAAGATGAGCCAGCTTTTATGGGAATATTCAGTATTGATCCGACGGTCATATTCTCAACATAAATCCAGGCACCGACACTTACCCCGGAATGGCCACCAAGATCTGAAGACAGGTTGGAGAGCCCAGAGTGGTCGCTCGGTAGATCAAATCCCTGTGATGCGGCTGGATCAAAGCTCTGGCAGAACCCAAACCCGTCGTCTATGTCGTAGACAAGCGTGGGCGCTGCGGGTGCCAGCTTCTTTTGATAGAGATATCCACCAGCAGCGTCTAAGCTATAGGGACCATTCAGTTGGTCAATGACAAACTCTGGCTCCAGTATAAAGTTGGCATCTGGCCTGGAAACGCCACCTTCCTGCACCGGGGAAACCTCTTGGAGTATAAGATTTATGGACCTGTCGTTGGAGGAATACGTCCCACCGTGCTGGACATATGCTTCAGAATCGACCTTGCCGATAACTTCTTTAGGGTGCTGGCTGCCGATGCAATCGCCCGACACCAAGAGTCGTGGCAGCTTAGAGAATGCCCGGTCTTGCGGGGGTATGAAGTCGTACCCATAAAGACCCTTCTGGTATATCTCGGCAATCTGGTAAACATCAAGAGCCTGCCTGTAATACCTGAAGTCGTCTACGCTGCACAGAGCGCTGTCGCCAGATATGGTCGGCACGGCTGCCTTGTCGCCTATATATATATTTTCAGCAAACTGTGCTGAATCTGGTGTTGCCGTATCCGTCCCAACGAGTACCCCATTTTTATACAGCGACAATGTGGGTGTCGTCGTCGGGGATGAATACACCATGGTCAAGTGTGCCCACTCGTCCGCGACTAGCGTGTCGGGATCGTTAATCGCAGCGCTGGTGCCATCTAACTGGTAAAACACTCTGGCGTTTCCGGTTGCCATAGAAAACACCCAGCCATGGGTGACGGCAAACTGCTCTGCCAGATCTGGGGAAGCAACGAGAAGGGATCCGGCAGATGGGTTTACCCAGAAGCATACGGTTATTTCATCGTCAGTGTTTAGCTCTATTGGGTCGCCAAGAGAAACAGGGAACTCTACGTTGTCGGTTGCATCTGTATTTAAAAGAGCACCGTCGCCGCTTTTGCGGGTCAAGTTGCCAGCCGCAATGTTGTCGGAAGTCGGAACTCCCTCCACGCCATTAACCCTGTCCGCGAAGTCACCCGGATAGTCAAACGGGCACTGCATAACGACGCCGTTGTCGTTTTGCCACGCATAAAGATCGGCAACAAAGGATGCGTCCACATTAAATGGAAGCAGGACTAAATCGTCCATATCTTTCGATACAGTCCCGGCGGGAAAGTTTGTATAGTCAATGGTCACGATGCCATCTGCTACGGTGATAAAAGATGTCACCGCTGTGGCAACCCCATCCTGGTATGTGTCACCGGTCGCAGTTTCAACATGCTGATGCCATTCTCCAGACCCAGTGTTGTCTGCCCAGACAATAACCGTCCACTTCTTTGTCGGAAATCCAACGTCAAATGACATGTCTGCGGTAAAACTCGCATGACCGGTTCCGAATCGCTGTAGCCCGCCGCCTTCGACAATGGACTTGCTCGCCAGAGACGTTGGTGCCACCCCAGAGTCGCTCCAGAAGTTTGTATTCAACGGGAAGTGGTGCCCGCGACCCATCAGAAGGCCCTCGACCGTATCGGCCACAGAGGGCGTCTGGAACAGCATGCTGCCGCTCCAGGTTCTTGGATTCATTCTTCTGCGAATCAGTGCCCTGTTCGTAAAAGACTTGCCAGAGTTCCCATATTGCGTCGATGTTTCCGACATGCCGCCGTTTACAATCGGAACATTCCATCCGTTGATGTTAAAGAAGCTCATGGCAGCACCGGATATCTGGTTGGCTCGCCTTCTCCCTCTGAGAGAACGGAACCACCAAGACGAAGCACTGGAAGATTGAACGGGGAAACCGGTACTGCAACATCCGGGTCATACTTATACCCTGGTAGGTACTCGGTAAGCTTGAAGGAGACAGTTTTGGCGTTGTTGGAGCCCGGCTTCTGAATGTAGGCTATAGATGTGACCTCGCCAGTTACGGGGACACTCGGCTCTGCCACCACGGGAGTAGTGTATCCTGTGCCCACGCTCAACTGCTCGATAAAGTAGTCCGGCATTACATACGGAACAATGAACATGTCCGATATTTTTGCGGTCAGTGACAGCCCTGTTTCGTTGAAGTCAAACTCTATCGACAGGTAGAGGACTCCTTCACGAACTTCAGCAGAATAGCCAATCCCACCAACGGGAATAGACTTACCAGTGCTAATATACGTATTATCATAACTTTGTTTTACCCCGGCGAGATAAACCTCACCATCAGATCTAAAGAACATTGGGTCATATTCCGTGGTGTCATCATTATAAACAAGGAACATGGCTGTCCACTTGTCGTCTTGAAGTTGACAGTCCCACGCAAACATGTCGGAAAAGTATGTGGCAAAAGGGGCGTTGAAGTTCACCTCAAGACACCCGCTTGACCAATAGTCCCCACCTGTTCCAGAGAATGTCAAGCCGTCTGTCGGGCTGGTGGCGAGTTCCATCAGCTCGCGGCCCGTGTAACCGGGGACCAAAGACATGCCCGTGTCGGACGTCGAGCCGTTTTCTAGTGCCCAGTAATGCCCCTCACCGTTAATCAGGTTGATGAACCCGTCGGCTATATCAAAGTCTTGGAATAGCGCAGTCGCTTCCCATGTTCGCCTGTATCCACGTCCAGCATTGCGAAGCTGCCCACCGAAAGAACGGCTGACACCTTGTATTTTATCTTCACCGCGTGAACATTGGTTCATCACGATTGGGATATTTATGCCGTTTAAGATGAGGAACTGCATTATGACCTTCCGCCTCCGCCTTCGTTGCCACCCCACCAGCCAGAGCCTGACTGATGACTTGGGAACGGAGTTCCTGCCTGGGCCATTTGGTTGCGCGTAGACCTCTCTGCAATCATATTGGCGAGCTGGTCTGGGTTTGCCGCATCGGCAATGCTGAGTTCGTTGATGTTGATGTTCATGGTGTTGTTGCCGGAAGTTATGTTTCCGCCAGCCTGTCTTCCGCCCATCGCGGCCCCCATTCCTCCTCCACCCTGGAATGCTTCCTCCGGGCCAAGCAGTGCAAGGCCGAGGGTGTTGGTCAAGGAGTCGAATGCGTTGCCAAGCTCGTTTGACATGCGATCCAGTGGGTGGCCAAAAATATCCTCCCAGTTGTCTGGCCTTATAACGTCATCAAGAGAACCTATCGCATCAGTCAAAGACCCTAGAGACTGCGCCGTTCCTGAGCGAACAGCCTCAGCCATGCGGCCAAAGAAGTCCGTAGCGTCAATATCCATAATGCTGCGACCACCGCCCATGTCAACTGCACCACCTTCGCCGTCAGCATCCATTGCTTTGAACCGAGCGAGGTTTACCTTGAATCCAGATGGGACGTTGGTGAGCTGTTCGCCGAATTCTTTGGCCGAATCTGAAGCATCCCGGCCTATCTCGTCCAAAAGGTTAAACCTGTCTAAGCCGTCCTGAAATGATGAATTCTCAACTTTGTCCCGAAGTGACTCGAATCGCGAGAGATCAATAGGCTCAGAAATATCGCTCACAAGATCGTTTATATTTCCCTGCATATCAATAACCCACTGGTCCCAATCATTAACCACCGCCCCTAGACCAGCATCAGTCGTTAGCACTGCGGCCTGGTCGATAAGATCGGCACCCAGGCCGCCACCTGGGACAAGATTATTCGCGAAAGTGCCCACGGCAGTAAGTATGGAAACCATTATGTCTCTCAACATTACTCGAAAGTCCAGAAACCCCTGCGCGGCGTTAAGCATATTCTCGTTAACTTTAGCGTGAACTTGCGCCCCAAACACCATAATGTTGTGCATATGCGCCAGCGCGGTTATTACATCAAGAACAACAAGCGCAAGCTGCTTGAACACATCATACAACGTCTCCCCGAAGTCCAAGTCACCCAGGGAGTCAGCAATGATAACAAAAGCCTCCATCACCATGTCAAAAAGCCCAACAAGCGCGAACAGATTTTCATAAAATGGACCCATGGCGTAAATAACCCGGTCGATAGACGCAGCAAGTGCATCCATAATGCGCATCCATGGGGTTCTGTGGTCGTCGTCAAGTTCTGTGACTCCGGGGTCATCGTCGAGAGCAGAGCCAAGAATCTTTTTATTCTTAAGTTCCTTGGTGCCAAGAGCAAGAAGGAACGAGGCTATGGCACTACCCGCAGCGGTTGACAATGCCGCGATTATGGTTGCGGGAGCTGCCACCAGGGCTGCTGCAAAAGTGGCTACTGCGGCAATGGCAACAGGTATCCATACATACCACTGTCCCACTGCTGACGCTCCAGCGGCAATGGCAATAATGATCGCCCCGATAGCGATTATGGCCATCCATATGGCCGGGATAAGGACCGCGCCGATTGCTGACCCGAGAATTGTCACCGTTGCCGCGACAGAAGAGAAAATTTTAGCTGAACTCGCGAATGCGCCCTGAAACCTTTTCTCCGGCACCAGAGTGGAAGCCTTTTTTGCCAAATCCCCAATAGCCTTATAGAAGGAGTTCACCTTCTCAACAAAGCCCATAACCAGACTCTCAAACATGTTCCCGATAGACTTTCCTATTTGCGATCCTATCATTGGGTCGCTTGCGAAAGACCCGATAAGGCCGCCAAGCGCAAGGCCAATAGACGAGCCCACCCCGGAAGTTTCGCCGCCCACCTGCCCAATCATGTCAGAGAAAACATCTCTTGCCTCTGCGAGATTCTTTGAATCGAATTCCTTTCCGAGCACTTTGGTTTTCAGCGTTTGACTCTCCTGGTCAAAGCTGGTCGTTGAGATTGAATCAATGACAGAAGATATCGACTCCTGCAGCGAGGCAAACATAGAATCTGCGTCCGCTGAAAGACTAGAGAAGGGTATGGAGGATAGAGACTTGTTTACTTTGTCGAACCCGATCTTCCCGAGAGACGTGGCTTCTATTATGGAATCTTCTATATCTGATATGTTTCCGCCCCCGCCAAGTGTTTTAAGGAATTCCGTTTCGCCTCTTATGTCCGCCCATGATTTTAGCTCTTGGCCCTCTTCCTTCAACGTGGTCATGCGGAGAAGATGGTTCTTATTTATTACGTCCGCCTCTATTTTGGATTGGGCGAATGAGGCTCTTTGTACCTCCTGGTAATTGGCCAAAGCCTGACTGTACTCACTCTGGCTCACTCCGCCCTCAGTCTGGATCTTCTCAGCCCTCATCCGGACAAGTTGCTTGGCCAGGGCGTTCTCATCAAAGCTCAAATAAGTCTCTTGAAGCTTGTCAGATGGGATGTCTCCCCGGACAGCCGCAGTGTTGTCAGACACGGCAGACGCAAGGGTTTTCATTTCTAGCCCAAGACCACCAATGTTATTAGAAAGCTCAGAGAAGCCAAGGTTGTTCATTGTCGCAACCATAAGCTCTGACGCTGACGACTGAAGGCCAAGCGCCTCGTTTAATTCTAAAAGTTTTATTTCGTGCCGTCTTAATGCTTCAGCGTTATCCATGGCACCCTTTACCATAAGGTCGATGCTCTTCTTTTGCTCGTCAACGCCGTGAAACAACCGCATGGTTTCCGGGGATCGGGACTCTAAAACAGCTATCTCAAGCTGTATTTCATCCCTTTTTTCGGACAAGGCTGCCAGTGAATCTTGATAGGACTTTTCATGCTTATCTACGGAAGAAGATGCAGACTCAATCTTTTTCTTGAAGTCTTCTTGGGCTATCGCCATCGCGTAAACAACGTCTGTCAGGTCACCAAATGCAATCTGAACTCCGCCGACACTTTTCGAAAATTCATTAAGCCTGTCTATGTGCGGAGCCATTCCCTCTGCTATTTGGTTTACCTGGTCATGGGCAGCACTGCTGAACCTGACACTGCCGTCCGCAGCCTTCACGAAAGAGGATGCCAACCTCATAGCCTCCATGCCCACCAGGCCAACGGCTTTTCTGAATTTACCAATCTCCTCTGAACTTCGCCCTGAAAGCTTACCCCCGCCAGGCTCTTTAGCTATGCGGTCAAGCCTCTTTCCCGCATCAGCAATAAATTTATCAATAAAGGCACCAGCCTGAATTGATGGTTTCATGGACGGCTTAAAGGCAGATATAAGTTTGGCAGACAAAGACCTTATTTTTCCGCCAATCCAGTCGAAAAAAGAATCCCAGAGCTTGCCAATTTTATCAACCCGGTCTTCCTGCTTTGCAGACGCCTCCGTTGCCTTAACAAGCAGTTTGCCTATGCTTTTGTCCCCTTCGTTGATCATATCGTTGATTTTTTGAAGAGTTTTCTTGAGGCGCTCCATCTCAAGCTCTTTAAGGGGGTCTAGGAATGCCTGAAGGACAGGAGAAACTTCTCTTGCCTTTTCCACTATGGCTTCAGTCCGACCTTCCGTTTCAACGGTGACCTTAACTTTTGCGGCGATTTCCTCAATGTTCGATACATCCACCTTTATTTCACCACGCAATTGCTCTAGCTGGTTAACGAAATTGTCAAGGTCTTCTTCGGCCTTCGCAATCTGTTTCGGTGTGAGGTCAACCCGGCTAAGGAGCTTTGACGTCGTCGCTATATTTCCTACTATTTCGTTCAGCCTATCCTCATAAACATCCATTTGAGCGGGGTTTAATGCTTCTTCAAAAAGGCCACCGCTATCTTTTCCTATCGAATCAAAAAGTTCTTTGTAAAATTTCTTAAAGTCACTCACCTTGTCAAACGACGTTGTCTCTGCGCCAATTTGTACCGTCAGAGCCTTCTGGAAAAGACCTGAGCTTGCAGTGCCAAGAGCCGCCATGTCATCCATCATCGCATCAAGGCGCAAGTCGGCAGACGAGAGCCTCATCGCAGCATCCGCTCCCTTGAAAATTTCTTGGTTGAGTTCCATTCTGTCTATTTCGTTAGACAGGCCGACAAAGGCTTTCATCTGTTTTATTATGCCCATAAACCCAAACGATGCCGTATCCAGGGCGTAGCCAAGGTCAATCGCCGCCATCCCCTGCCTACCAAGTGCCGCATTGAATAATTCTGCACCCAGGAGGGCAGTTCCTACCACCAGACCGAACCCCGCGACTGCAAAAGCGGCCCCTCCTGCGGCTGTGGCCATTGATCCGAAAGTGATGCCAAGGGTGGAGCCGACATATCCGTAAAGTGCAAATGCTGCAATGGAACCAGTAGCAACAACTGCAAGCGAGGCAAATGCAGCGCCTACAGCAAGGACCACCAACGCCGCCTGCCCATAATTCGCTATAAATCTTATAAGAGTACCATCTCCCGCAGAAAAGGAATTCACTACGTCCTTAACCCTATCGACAAGGTCATTCAATTTTGGCAGCAGAAGGTCGCCAATGGCAATGGCAAGGCTTTCTACATTGCTTTTTAGTATCTTGAGTTTTCCGGTTGTCGTCTCGTGCTGGATATTCTGGAGGAAGGTTGTGATGTCGTCAAACTGAGCCTGTTTTGTCGCTACGGACAAGTCGATAAAGGCATCGGTGCCCTGCTTAACCAGTGCGGCCATGCCTGGACCGGACCTCTCACCAAACACCTCCATAAGGTCCGCGACGTATTGGGTTGTCTTCCCAGTCTCCGCATACTTTTTCTTCATTTTCTCAAGAATCGCGATAACTCGAAGCATCCCAGATGCTTGACCCTTCTGCCTTTCCCTAAGCACTTCCGTTGTGAGCCCTAAGCGCCCCATCGCCTTGGCTGACTGTTTGGTGGGTTTCACAAGGGCAGAAAAAGCTCGCTTAAGTGAAGTACCGGCAAGAGTGCCCTGTATGCCCACGTTGCCCAAGAGGCCGATGGATACAGCAACGTCTTTAAAGCTTACGTCAGCGGCGCTGGCAACCGCGCCCACAATCTTAAATGCTTCACCAAGCTGGAGCACATTCACATTGGAATTAGTGAATACGCCAACAAGGATATTGTTCACATCGGTCAACTGCCTACCAAGCTCTTGTGCGACCGCAGCCTGGTCCACCATGCCAGCAGTGGTCCGTGTCAGCTCCGACCTCACATTAACCGCAGTAATGCCAAAGGTGGACATAATGTTTGTTAAAACATTGCCGCTTTCAGCCATTGTTATATTGGCCGCAGTGGCCAGCTTCCCGACCTCGCCAATGGTTGCAATCACTTCGGCAGCATTGAAACCGGCCATTGCCATAAATTCCATGGCCCCTGTGACTTCCTTGGCGGTATGGATGGTAGTGTTCGCTGTCTTAATAGCCTCTTTGCGCATAGACTTAAATGCGCCTCCAAAGGCGAGCGAACTACCGGAAGCAACAGCAGCAGCCTTTGACATCCCAAGCTCAAAGTCTGCCGATATCTTAACGATGACGGAGGCTGTCGCCGCAAGCGCACCAAAGGCTGCCACGGCACCAATGGATATTTTCCTGAAAGACTCCGACAGGCCGGTCATGTTGGACCTAAGCGACCCCAATCGCTTCTCTAGCGTTTTTGCGCTAGACGCCATCGACTTTGTTCCCTTGCTGAACTCCTTTGACGACTTCTTGGTTGCGGCTGAGGTTTTCTGAAGACCAGCCACAAGCTTGGTAATCTTGTCAACAGCCTTAGTGAGGTCTGTTACGGCTTTTTGGACATCAGCGTTTAGCTTTACAGTTACTTCTCTTGCCACAGTCATAACTACTCACCTTCCCCGAAACCGCTAAAGTCAACCTCTTCATCATATTGTATCGCCTCTGGCTCCCGCATACCAAGGATTACGAACGGGTCGGCGTCACTGCCAGCACTTCTGACCTCTGCATCCTCCACCCTACGTCGCATCATAGCCTTAAAGTCTCCGATGGACCCCGGCGACATTGATACGCGTTGGTTCTCATAGTCTGAAGCAACACCCTTCTCTTTAGGGAGAAGGTCTTTTGGTTTAATGCTCTTCTTGGACCAGCAATTCATGATATTGGCACACGCCCACGCAAGCATCTCCATTTGCCGCTTTTGCTGCACCTGATGTCCCTTAAACATAACACTAAGTTCGCGCAAGGTAACACCCGTCCCAATATCATCAGGTCTGCCCCAGAATGATTCTGGGGTCATACCTATTTCAACAGCAGAACTCAGGAGTTCTTGGAAGTCGAAACGCTTTTGCTCGCCTTTTTTGGCGGGACGAAAGGGTCCGGCTCTTTTTCTTCACCGTCTTCCTCTTCGTCATCCCCGTCTTCTTGTGCGCCGGGGATACCCAAGGCAACTGCTTCCATAACTGTTGACATAAGCTCACCAAGGTCTTCACAATCGTCAATCCAACGACCAACCTTGGCCAGTGTAAGCCGCGCTTCCTTGCCCTTTTTACCGGCATATTCATGCGCAACGCCCACTAGAATCGCCTCACGCAGAGTGCGAATGCCGAGCTGAGACTCTGAAAGGATATTCGTAATCGAAGACCCAAGCCTTTCCTCCAGCATCGCAATCTCGTGAGTACGGAAGCGAAGGGTATGCATCCGTCCGCCCATGCGCACTTCAACCATACCCCTCGTTTTGTTTTTTAAACCTACAACACTTCCCATCGTTTCCTCCTGTTAGAAGCCCCCCTTTGGGGCTGTTTGTTTAATGTGCATATTACGCAGTAAGCGTAACAATGTCTGTGCCGCTTAGGCGAAGTGTTACATCGAATGTAGTCACATCGTCAAGCGGGCTACCTGGAGAGAAGCTTGTCGAAAACGCCTTGCCATAAAAAGCATTTGCGCCGACTGTGCCCTGACCCAACGGTGTGCCACGATTCGCCACGGATATATTCGACGGATCTGCATCCATAACAAACGCTTCGCCGTCAGGAACATACCAGAAATGGAACAAAAAACTGTTCAAAGCACAAACCAAGACACCCATCGATTCTTCATCTTCTTCATCATATCGAAACGATACGTCCAATGTTTCATCGTGAAAGTTTGGTATGTATGTCCTAGCTGTACCATGTGTTGGGCTGGCTCCACTGGTGTTATGCACCGTTGTTTCCAGCTCATCGACGTTACCGTTCATGGTAGCGTCAACAAGCGCCCCCGTGGCCGTACCGGGGTTTGCGGTAAGGCCATCGTTCTCAAGCTGGTCTAGCGCAAATGGCTCCGTGTCATTTGTTGCGCTCCCGGACAAGGAAGTGACCGGAAAGCCACCCTCACACGCAACCCACAATTCTCCTAAACGTCCTGCTATTCCTGACATTTTTTCCTCCTACAGTGTATTAATTAAAGTTCCGCTGAGTCTCAGCGTCACGTCAAAAGTGCCAACGTCATCCAGCGGACTTCCCGGAGAAAAGCTCGTCGAAAACGCCTGGCCACGAAACTGGTTTGCGCCAGTGGTTGCAGCATCATATGCCTCACCGTCAGGGCGATACCAAAAGTTAAAAAGCCAACTGTTCATTGCACACAACAAAATGGCCATGGATACACGATCCTCTTCGTTATACCGAAAAGTTACATCCTGGGTTTCATCGTGAAAGTTGGGGATATAGGTTCTGGCTGTGCCATGCGTGGGAGAAGCTCCGCTAGTATTGTGAACAGTGGTCTCCAATTCGTCTACGTTGCCGTTCATGGTTGAGTCAACCAGTGCCCCCGTTGCGTACCCGGTCGCCGGGATAATCGCCGCCGGAAAAGACGTAACGCTCCCCGATGGCGGAACATACGGGTTAGGGTCTACATCAATATCCGTGTTAAACTCCGCCCAAAATTCTCCTAATCTACCTGCTATTGCTGCCATTTCTTACTCCTGCTGGGGAAATATCCCCTATGTCACTAAGGACAAATCCCCCCAAAAGGTTCACAAAAAAGGGTGGCAACCGTTAGGTCACAGCAATCACAAGGGGGGGAATGATTGCCCGCAAATGCGCACCCCATAAAAAGTTTATTGTCCTTCATGTTACCTCCACGGTTTTTGCGCCAAGGTTTGTCAATGTTGACTCCCAAAGCTGATAGGTAATGCCACTTACCGTGGCCGTGGAGGTCATAGAAAACGTACTTGCATCGCCTACTATATTGAACGCAACTGCCCCTTCTGTAGAGAAATCGACAGGGAATGCGTAATACATGGATTCGCCAACGCCGGACGTTAAAGTCATCGTCCTATATCTAAATGGAGCATATTCGTTGGTGGCAAGAGCCTCAATAAAGGCTGCACCAGTGCTGGCGGCAGGCCCGATGCCCCAGTATACAACTCTTTCCTGCAGCGCATATGTCAAGTCAACGCTGACGACCCAGTTGTGGTGCCCATCCTCGTCCATGCCCAAATACATCGGTGTCCCAGTAACAACCTTTGAGTCAATATACCCCTCAGGCGTCTTTCTATCGAGCAGATTGAATATCGCGTTAGCTAAAATCTGGCCGCCTGGGAAATCAAAAGGATTTGATCTCACATGAACCTCAACCGTAGGGTAGACAATCTGCTTTCGGTACTGCCCGCCAACCATAAACGTAACAGGATTGAATCCACCACTTTGCAGGCAAAACGTAGCCTGATGCGGGATACCTGGACCTTCGCTTGGGTTTATGTACGGCCTGACTGGACCGGCAAACAAATTTGCCCCAGTTGAAAATTGAGGTAGCGTCGAGCTAATATGGTTAACCATGTCTATATCTGGCTGGATAAACATTATTTGCCACCCTTAACCATTCTGTAGGACCTGGATGGTTTTTGCTTTGCGTCGCTGGAATACTTCCTGCTCGACTTCTTGCTGTGCCATACGCTACCGGAATGCGGGGAAGAAGCGCTACCAAGGATATCCTTCAGCCCGGCAACGCGAACCTTATCATCGATAGCCTTCTGGATAGCCAAGCTAAGGCTTGCCTCAGACCCTCTGGTGGCAATCGCCACGGACGCTGCTCGCTGCAGATAAAGGGCGACTTTTCCATGATTGAACTTTACCCCGGTGGCTTCGTGGACTTTGACCGCATAGTTTACCTCGTCTTTTCCCTCGTTTGTTTTGACTGACGGGAGTATCCCTCCGTATGACACTGTGGTTGTGTAATCATTCGCCTTGTTTGGGGGTCGCAGTATACCTGTGCTTCTAAGAGCGCCGGTATCGATAGGAACAAGCTCCTGGCTTCTTCTTAGTACATATTTACCAAGGTGGTTGTAGATTACATATGCGGTTGCCGCTGGAGCCCGCTTCGCAAGTTCCTTAATGTCAAGGACAAGCTTGTTCCAGTCGTTTCCTATACGCAAACTTATGTCAAGACTACCTTTTGCCATGATATACCTAGAAGAAAGTAAGATAAAACGTATAAGAAGCTGAAGGGGTTTCAGCGGAAGACAATGCGATTGGGGTGAGCGCTTCATTCGGATCAGATGTATCTCTGCCCGGAAGCCATACCCGGTCAAACTCTCCTATTGGGGTGTTTGTACACACCTGGGTTTTGCTTACACGCTCATCACCCTTGCGATCACGTATAAGCTCCATCTTTGTTTCAACCCTGGATTTCAAGACGACAGAGGTGGTTGAATATGTTGGCTGACCATACGTGTTCCGGCCCGTTAAAGCCTGAACCGTTATACTCTGAGTTAATAGACCAGCTAGAGACATTTATGCCCCCGGTATGCGCCGATGTGGCACGAGCATCTGGGTCACTTGGGTGGAAAATGGAGAAGCAGGATACATCTTATGCAATGTTGCCTCGCCCATTCCTGTTCTTTCATATGTAATGCTGTATGACATAAGCTTTTCGCTTTTGATGTTTCTATCTTTTCCGCGCATTCTGTACTCGGAAGCAACAGCAATAGTGCAAGCCCTTTGGATGTCAGCGGGCAGTGTCGGTGACGCAGAGGATGGCATATCGTAGCCAGCGTCATATGTAACTTTAATGGATGGCCACTCTTGGCCAGTAACGGGATCTCCAGCGATAGACCCAGGAGGGCATGGAACCGTCCATGGCCAGCCAGCGGGATAATAAAGTATCCCTGCATCCGGGTTTTGTATCTGAAGGTTTGTTAAATCGAAATCATAATAGACAGATGGAACAGATGACTGAAGCATCTCGACGCTTGTCACGGAAAGGACAGGCGTCCTGCTCACAACCAGTTTGTAAAGACCATGCCCAGGGACCATTTCTTCAAACGCAGTCACTCTTTCGAGCTTGCGCTGCAAAAATGTCTCGACCTGAGCGGACACGGTATTGATCAAGCTTTCAATGTACCTATCGTTAGATACATCTGTGCTCGCAACACCAAGCTCAAGCTTGACATCTTGTAATGTGGTCAGGGCGTTTGCACTCAAAGCCATCAGCTATCCTTTTTGAATATACGAGCGCGTTTCTTTTTCTTGGCCGCTTTCTTTTTGGGCCGCTTTTCTTCTGCTGCTGGGGAAGGTGGAGATGGCTCGGAGTCAACCGGCTCACTTGATGGTGCTTCCTTTGTCACGGGGGAGGCAGTGACCGCAGTAGTGACATATCGAGCAACGCCCGTTCTCACATATTTGTCTGCAATCGGACTGGTAAAACCAGCCTTGTCGCCCTCGTTGTAAGGTGAACAACATCGAATAAACTGAATTGATACTTTCGCCATCTCCAAACCCCTTTGCCTATACAGGCTTTCTTACGTTACCGGTGCTGATTGCTGCACAGTGATAATCCACCGTGTCAGCGCCGCCGCTAACCGTCCACAAAGCTTGAACACGAACATGTCGTCTCAAACGATGAAGAGGAACAGTGAACGAGAAACTACCAGCCTGTGTTGCGTTATCGAGAGAGATAACGGGGTTGGCGGGCAAGCCGTCAGCTCCGTCAGCAGCTCCCATAAACACGTCAGCAGCTACGTCAGCGAAAGCACCGGGAGCCCCAGTGCCGTCATCGGCAGCATCCTGAAGCGTAATGGCCAGGGTTGCAGTTTCAGCTACAGCAATCGTTCCAGCGGCATCACATTGGATGATAGCTGAACCAAGTTGCTGGTCGCCAGCGGGAATGGTGTCAACAGAGGCACCATCTGCTTCGGGGTCGCCAGTGGCGAACCTTGCTTGTTGCAGCAGGTTCGATACGACATAAGCCCCTGCGTCATGAATATTTGATACTCCAGACATATTTTTCTCCTTAAAGGCTTAAGCCCGTGTTAGATGCCCCAATCGACGTCAGTGATGACTGCGATTTCGTTTCCTCGTTGACGTGCGCCAAAATCGTGCCGTGCGATTGCTCGGATCACAGTTTGGTCAGTGCTGATACCGGATACAACTCCAGCACCATCATTGAACGCACCACCCTCGTAAACGCTGACTTGCAGGCTGCTGCTTTCAGCGATAACCAGGCTACCAAAACTAGCGAAGTAAACTTCAGTTTGGTTTCCAGGGCCACCAAGGTTGGTCGGGATTTGAGTGGTGGTTTCGTAGCGAAAACCGAGCAAGTTGCCGCGAAGCATCTCATCCCGATAAACGAACTGACCATTCACATCACGGATACGCATAAGACCAGACTTCGTTCGAGGAGTCAGGATCCAACCCGCAGTGTCGAGAGGAATGTTGTTGTTTTCAAGTAACAGCATTGCGTTAAAAAGATCGTTAGTGATCTCATCAAGCGTTGCAGCTCCAGGGCCACCAGCAGCAGTACGTGCAAAGACGTTAGCAGCAGGAGCCCAGTTACGCATACCCTTTGGAGTATTGCCAGCACCCGTGTCACGGATAAAAGCGATATCTTCGCGGAGAGACATGGTGCGAACCATGTCATTGCGTACCAATGAATCAACGCTGAAGGAAGAATCCGAAAGGAGGTCATTGGAAATCGGAACCAAGTTAACAAGCTTCTTGGCAGACAAGGTGAGCTGACCATATGAGGGCTGGCTCGGCGGAATGTTTTGAAGCTCTCCAATGTAGTTGGCAGTGCTGGCGGTATCTTGGAAAGGCATCGTCAATGAACCACGGTTCATAGGGATGCTTTGTGCTCCAAGGGAACGCACAACAGTCTTAGCGCGAAGAAGAGGGATCAACTCGTTCATGAACTCTTCAGGAACAAGGGCACCACCAGCGGCGAAGACACTTTCGTTTAAGCTCTTTGCCATGTAGTTGTCGCCCCAGCCTTTTGCGATTTTAGCCGCACGTTCTGGGTCGCCTTTACCGGCAGCCAAAAGACGAAGGTACCGAGCAGCCATCACACCTTTTTCATGGGTGCGAGTATGGACAGCGGCGGACTCTTCTTTGCCGACGAAAGCATTTGCATACTTACGCTCGGATCGCTCTTTGTTATTTTTAGCGAGGGTTTCTACTTCCTCTTTGAGGGACTTGAGCTGCGCGACAACATCAGTGTTGTCAACAGCCTCATCCACAATCGATTGCACATCATCTTTAGTCTCGATGCTCATCGGTCTACTCCTCTGCTGATCTCACCGACTAGGCTCTTCAGCTCTTGGGTTAAAGACAAGACTCTTCGCTCAAATGTAGCCTGCGCTAATCTTCGCAAATCGTCATCGTTTGTTTCTACCTCATCTTGCGAATCGGCTTCTTTTGCCTGACTTTCATCAAGCGTAAGTTCTTTTTCTTCAGTCTCTACTTTGGCTTCTTCTTCGCCAGCGGAAGACGCCATTTCTTCAGCGTCTGCGGACTTTTCTTCTGCCTCTATCTCATGGGACTCTTCCACTACGTCTTCCTCGTGGGTGAAATGCTCATGTGCATCTTCCGTAAAAGACTTCACCTGTTCTTCAACCTTCTCCGAGAAACTCTCTTCAACCCTAAACATGTCGAGTTGAATGGATGAATCCTTATTCAAAATGAAAACCTTGGATGAAGCGTTCTTCCTGACTTCCTCAAGCAAGTGCCGGGGGAGGATTAATGAACCCTCGCCGTCAAGGATCTTTTCTGCCCATGTCACCATCGGAGCCAAGTCAATCCCTGCGCTACGTGCCTGGACCAAGCCTTCAGGGTTGCTTGGCACGGGAACCGCAGACCACTCCAAAAGCTTCTGGGACTTAAAGTCAACGGGGGAGAAACCCTCCCGCTCTCTATTGATTTCGTATTCAACTGGCAAGAAACCTACTGACGCCCCATGAAGAAAACCATTTTTATAAAGACGTCCAACCATATTCCCAAAAGGATAAAGGTCTCTAGAGGGGAACTCCGCAACAGACATAAGGTGGACTGCGTCTTCTCCCACGTTCTTTGAAACGGTTTCAGCAAGATAAGTAGCGTTAGCTTTTGCCACGGGGGGAGCCGAGGAGTCATGCGCCCATAAGACGACGGGGTTCTTCTTGTATTCAGATAGATCCCAGCCGCTTTGCTCAATGGTGTCGCCATCACGGTCTATGTGGTCCGTGGAGATAGTAAAGAAAAGCTTAAGGCCAGACTCTTCCTGAACACCATCGTCCTCGCCATCCACAGACACTTCCATGAACTTTCTTACGCCATCATGGGATTCCATTTCATCAGCGTAATCCCCCTCGCTATACTTATCATCTGAACTAAATTTCTTGGATGAAATATCAAACCATTTCATTTTCTTCCTCCAGTGGGACATCGCCACCCTGCTCAACTTCTTCTTGAAGCAAATCGTCTTCCTCTTGCTCTTCGGGGTCGCTTGTTATGTCTTCGGTTATACTTCCATTAAGCGGCACCCAGTAAGCCTCGCCTTCATCACCAGAAAGGGGCGCATGGTCTGCCATCGCTCTTATTTCATTTATGCTAAATGCAAACGGAAAAGATTTCGCAACACTTAAGTTGTGCTCTTTGTCGTCGGGAACCGGATTGATATACTCAATGGTAAACCCATCGCCAAACATTGGCGCAAGATACTTCTGCATCTCAGTGCGCCAGAACTCAAGCCTTGGAACAATCACCCAGCGCGTAAAAAGATAATCCGCACTCTCAATGGTGGCGCGGTTACTGTTTTCTAGGATGCCGAGGATTTCGGGAGGAACACCAAACGTGTTCACAATAATGTCCCGCTCGAACTCTCTGAACTGGACAAGTTGTTGGTCTGCAAATGTTTGACTGAGCTGTGTCACCTGAAGTTCGCCCGAATGCCAATGGGAACCGTATGCGCGTTTAAACCCACGGTTATTATTTTCCCAGGCTTGCTTCGCACCCTTTAGCTGGTCTTCGGATGCGCCCTTAACACCAACGAGAAGGTCGGGTGTTGCTCGATTATAAAACCAGGACTTGACATGTTTGGCTGCATACTCATCAGCATCAAGCTCATCACCAAGGGCCTCGCCAATACCAGTCCCGCGACCGTATGGGTTAGACGGGTCTGCCATTTTCATCCAAAGCATGTCGTCATCTTCAACAATCATATTTAAGCTTTGGTGCTGCACCACATAATATGGCTTATCGCCTCGCGGGATATCTTTGACCCAAGTCGGGGGAATCGACCAAAGTTCAAATGGTCTCCCGTTCTCATCGCGCTCAATAAGCAAAAACGCCTCACCAATAAGCTCAAGATGCGTTTGCGATAAAATGCGAAGCTGCCTGCCGGTCATGCAGGGGTTTCCATTTTCGATAAGATTGGAAAAAGGCGTATTTAGCGCCAGTGGGGTCGCATGACTAAGGTGGTCCTTCAGTATCTTCTGCCGAGTGCTAGGGTCTGAAGTTATGTTAAGCTGCCTTAAAACACTGGACTCTGATGTATCAACCACCACCCATTTAACAGATGCTGTGGCGTTTGATATTCGGTCAACGACACTTCGCAGCCAAGGCAAAGTCTTATAAGCATTTAAAAGCTCCGGCGTTCCGCGTCTTGGCGCATTGGTATTCTGAAGTGCCGATGATATCAGCCCATAGGCGGGGTTTGAGCTTGATGGAAGCATTTTGATCTCCGAATCTGCTTCAGATCCAGAGCCCCCAAACCAGTTTTTCCACATGTCAAGAAATCCTGCCATAAATTCAACCTATCTGTGAAAAATCCCAAATACAAGTAAACAATTATACTATGCTAAACAAAGAAGAAGTCGAGCCTTCTCTGCATAGACATGGCCATTACTACTGCGTCAGCCTCGTCAGGAGACTTAACGCCCCGTTTTTTCATATCTTCTTTCGACTCTATCTGGATTAAGCCCCTCGAATTAATCTTCCATTTAATGGATGAAAGCTGGGCTATTAGTTTCTGGTTATTTGGTATAAAAATTGGGTTATCGGAATCTGGATCTAAAAGTTCCCTGAGCGTGAAATACCATTCTGCGCGTCGGTTAAGGTACCTTTCGTTGTTTTCAGCCCTCATGCCGCCCCTCATTTCCACGGTTATGGAGCCGAGCTGCTCGTTTAGGCGGTCAAAAACACCTGCACCGAGGCCGTCTGCGTCAACCCTGATTTCCGTTATCCGCTCAAACCCGCCTCTTTCCTCAAAAGATTTAAGCACATGTCCAACAGTCTCCATTGTGTCGCATTTGGGAACAGTGATCATTTCTTTAACACCATTCTCGTCCGCAAAGGCAAAAACGGTGGTGTCGGCACCGAATCGGGCCACATCGACCGACATAACCATGGGGCCAATGCTTTTTTTCGACTGTTTCTGGAACCTTGATGCGGCTTCTTCTGCCCAGGAAAGCGGTATGACCGTGGCGTCTGAGGTATCTGGAAAGTTTCCAAGGACACGGGACTGCCACATTGGGGTGTTTTCCATCCATTCCTTTTTTCGGTCCTCCACCCACTCTCTTGTGCAAAGACCCGGTATCACGGTCTTGCCCTGCTTCACGTTGGGTACGTCATATGCACTGATATGGAATGTTTTTGCCGAGTTTTCCTTGTTAAACATGTCGTAAAACGGCCCGGATGTTTCGGTGGGGTTGCCGATGCAGAGCAACCGGTCATTTTCGCCAACAATCACACCCTGAACCGCATCCCATATGTCTGGCGCAACACCTGGGGCTTCATCGAACACTGCCAGGACGCCTCCTGGGGAATGCCAGCCCTGAAAGCTGGTGGGGTCATCGGTGGAGAACCCAATACAGAGCCAATCGTCATCAATGGTCAGCTTGGGCGCTTTCGGCAGCATTTCGCCACCTATTTTCATGCCCATCGCCTCAAACCTGGACTTTGCATTCTTAAATGACTTGCGTATCTCTTTCCAGAGAAGTTCATTGACCTGTCTGCCGGTTGGTGCGGTAGTAACCACCGTGGAATAGGGTCTAGTTAGCACCCACCACAGTGCGATTTGCGCAGCCATAAAGGTTTTACCGCTACCGTGGCAGCTCCGAATGCCCACAACCCGGTTATCCACCAGCGCATTGGCTATATCTCTCTGTTTGCCCCAAAGCTCTACCCCAAAAAAGTGCTGTATGAACCGCACTGGGTCTTTTTGGGCGTTAAGCACGTCTTCTTTTGTAATGTCACTCATTCATTCCCCTTTGCTTTTCTGATTCTGGCTCTTGCAATCTTGGCGTATTCTGTTGATTTCTCCATCCCAATGCTGCGTATGCCTTCCCTTTGAGCTGCAATGCAAGTGGTTCCAGAGCCCAAAAAGGTATCCAGTACAACCCCATTCTTTGGGGTTACCAGGCGCACCAGCCATCGCATCAGATTGATGGGCTTTACGGTTGGGTGGTAGTTTTTAACGTGTTCAGCCGTTCTGCCTGCACCAGCTCGCGGGTTTTTCAATCCCTTGCTGTCCTTTTTTCTGCCGGTTGCCTCATGCCCGGTGGTGCCTTTTAGGTCTTCGCAGCCTTCTTCCTTTTCGCTGCGGGCTGGCTTTGGACAGTGGTAGATATTTGCCGGCCATCGGTCCTGAGATTCACCCGTGCGCGGCCCAGGCCATGCGGGGTCTGATTCGACTATCCTGCAACCGTCAATATTCAATCCGCCCGTCCCCCACTTGGTGACATTTTGTGCGACCGTGCCTTCAAGCGGTTTGCGGGCAAGCATGGCAGGCTCTTGTGATGGCTTAAGCGCTGTGCCCCAGCCGACCCATTCTTCGGCCTCCTTGGTTTTTGGCTCATACGGGCCAACCGGGTTTGATGTTAGCTTGTTTTCCATGTCCGTATCACACGCCTGATAGGAAGATGCGGTAGGTATGGCGCGTCCCCGGTTCGGATGACCTTCCCCTTTGTCAATAGACAGGCTGATATTTTTCGATTTCGGGAACCCCTGCCACTGTATCCAGGCTATTTGATCCCGTATTTCAAATCCTGCATCTTCCAGCGCAATGGCCAGCCGATGCACGGTGCGCGTTGCGGCAAATGCGATGATATGCCCACCCGGCTTCAGGATACGCAGGCATTCTGCTGCCCAAGCATCTCCCGGCACATCCTGGTCCCACTCTTTTCCCATAAACCCGATTCCATATGGTGGGTCGGTCACAATGGCATCCACAGAGCTGTCTTCCATTTCTCCCATCAGGGCAACACAATCCCCGCATATAAGCGTGGCATCCCCAATCAACTCCATATGGTTTTCCTCTATCTCTTCGTCTTCTTCTGTGGGCTCATAATATTCCCCATCAAGCTCATCAGGGGCAGCTGCAACTTTTTCCTTTTCATAGGTATCAATATGGGACACATTGTCACTTCCAAAATCATCGAATCGCAGCTCATCGAAATCTGGGTATTCGCCAGCTTGCAATTCGTCCATCAGGTCATGGAGTTCATCTGTAAAAGTGCCCATCAAATGGGGGGAGTTTAATGCAATGTTGAGTGCTTTTTCATCATGGTCATTCAGGTCCACATAGGCGACATTTGCCTTTGTGACACCCGCTGCCCGCATGGCTTTTACACGCTGATGACCACCAACAATCTTATTATTGCGCTCATTGACAACAATTTCCTGCACCAAACCGAATTTCTCGATAGAACTTTTCAACGCAGAAAGCGCATCATTGCTAATGTTTCTTGGGTTATATTCGCTATTTAGCAGCTTATCGATACCCACGGTGGAGCGTCTTACTTTGGGGAGTGCCATATTTTCTCCAGTTTTCGACTATTTGTGACTTACTATATAAAATAAACACCGACGACAGTGACTATCAGATGACAAAAAAGAAACCAGCATCCGAATGGATTATAAAAAGGAACAGGGAATTAATATATGAACTCTATACAAAAAAAGTCGGTGTTATGTCTATTGCCGTTCGCCTTGGCGTTCCGGCCTATCTTGTCAGGTATGTTTTAGATGGGCAACCTGACCCTATTACTGGCGAACCTATCGATTATGACAGTAGTATGTATATGCCTGAAAACTATTCCGTTGGATCTAAGAAAAGAGATGATTAAATGACACCTTGGATATCATTACTGCTCAGTGCCGGGACAAGCTTACTTTTGTTTGGCGCAGCCTACGGGACGCTTTTGGCCCGCTCGAAACAGAACTCTACCCTAATCAAGGAGGCAGCAGAAAGCATGAAAGAGCATGTTCAAGAAATCAAGCAAACAAAGGCATCAAATGAGCGCATGGATGCTTTTGCTGACCGGATAGACCGGCTAGAGGAAGGGATGAACCAAAAGTTTGAAGAACTGAAAGAATCGATCAAGGAGCTGTCAAGGCGCAGTCTTTGAGAAAGGTATAAAGGGGCATGACAGAGAACTTAGGTAAGTATGGGCGTTTGCAACGTCGCATTGAGATAACCGAACCACAAATCGAAGAGCTGGTCCGCGCATTGCGGGCTGGCAATCGGATGCAGACTGCTTGCGAGCTTGCTGGTGTCCAGCATAGGACTGTTGCTGGATTGCAGCGAGAGGCATCAAAAGCAGCAGTTGAGCATGAAAATGGCCGTTTGACGCGCCATGAAGAAGAAATCTTAGATATTGACCGGCGTTTGCGCAGGGCCATGGCTGAAGCTGAGGGTCGTGCGGTCAACACTATTGCCCGTGCTGTTGCGGAAAACGACTGGCGGGCTGGCGCTTGGTTCCTTCAATACGCTCGCGGCTGGACAAAGATGGACGTTCAGGTCAGTACGGACGCAACGCAGGTTGGCGGATCTTGGGCGGCCACCTTGAAGCAGGCGTTATTGGGTGAAGGCAGCGGAGAAAAGGTGCCAGAAAAATCTGATGACGAAACTTCTGAAATCATAGAAGCGGAAGTCTTGACAAAGGTTGAATCATGACCACATTTGGGTTTTGCGAGTTTTGCAACGCCCAATGCTTCGGGAGCAAAAAAGGCACCTACGTTTGCGTTTCTTGCTATAAGCCTGAAAACCCCACATTTGGCTGGATGGTCAGCGAATACATGCGGCGCGGCCTATGCTCCTTGCAGTTTTATAAGGCCAGCCGTGAGACCAAGACACGTCTTGAGACATTCCTGCGTAAAGCGTTAGACATCAAGCGTGTGCGGGAAGTCAAGCCTAAGCGCGGCGACACTGGGGACAGATAATTCTTTATTTCCGGCTTTTGCGGTCTTATGATTTAATTCAACATATACTCAGGGGAGCCCTATGCTTTTTTTAACCGACAACTTTTCATTTAGCTGGCTTGAGAACAAGACAGATTCCACCATTACAACCAAGGTCATCGAAGCGCCAGAGGCCCAGCGCATCATGAACGGCAACGATTGGCACGTTTCTTTCGTTTCTGGTCAGATGAAGATGGCTATTTCCACGGAGCTTGGATTCAGATTCGAGGAAGACGTAACAATCAACCTGCGTTCGGGGGACAAGCTTATTATTTCATCCTTTAGCGAGTTTGACACATATAAGGATCATGCGATTTCCATGTTTTCTGAGAATTTTCCAGATGAGATGAAAAGCAGCTTTCTTTTATTAGAGGTTTCATGATAGTCTCCATTTAGGATAAAGGTTTTCCGTTCCTTTGTTCCCTTTCTTTTCCTCGCCAGTGGCTCGCCCCGTTGGCGGGGTTTTTTATTGCGGGTATCTTGTTTCCGGTTTACGGTGTTTGTTCGCGCCCCTGGTCCGCATTAACTTAGGAGTGGGTCTTAAATTACTGGCGGGCCATGGGCATTAAGCATCCAGTTGCCCGATGCAGCCTCTGTCCCTATCAATCAAATAAGCCGACAGCACACGTTTGCTGCCCACAAATCCTTTGCGACTGTGCCATCGGTCTGTCCCGGATAGGCTCCCCATCTGGTACATCATCACGCCTTTGTGTTCTTTGACTTGCTGGTGGTGGAGGTGGCCCGAGAATACCATCCGGTGTTCTGCCTCGCCCCATTCTTGCGCAGCCTCATACGCCATGATGCCTGGGATATCCGTACTCCTGGCGTTGTCGCCATGGGTTACGCAAATCAGGCTATTGCCATAAGTCACGTACTGTCGCTCCGCAGGGGTCGTGGTTGTGGTCATCCCTTCCGTATCCTTATACATATGGGTCAGCAGAGTCATCAGCCCCAGGCTAGAAGTCCGGTCATGGTTACCCGGCATGAATATCAGGTTGATGCTAGGGCAAAAAGAGCGCAGCATCTCCACGAAGTCCACAAAGAGCTGGCAGCCTTCAGAGAAAATCTGCGCATAGCTGCCATCCGTATCCTGTGGCGTACCGGCAGTTGTGGTCGCGCTGTCTGTGTCGATATGGAACCAGTCTGAACCAACTCCAACGTGCATCACATCCGGCTGGCCATACTTGGCCACCAAACTCAGCAGGTCATCTGTCCGCTGCATCAGGAGCGTTCTTGCCTCATCCCGCGAATATCCCGTGTTGGTTTCAACTGACCACCCGTATTTCCCATAGTGAAAATCAGTCGGCGTACAGAAAACCGCAAATGGGTCTTGGTCCTTCTTTAGCCTTAGCCTTGGAAGTCTAGGTGGCGGCTCTAGCTGGATATCCTGTATTGGCAGTCGGTCGCCTTCAATCGCACGGATATGCCTATATATCCAGCCTTCGATTATGCGGGGTCTGCGTTTGTCTGTCTTAATCACATAGACATCACGCGGTGCGTCATAGTAACCCCTGTCTGCATCATGGGCCTGGTTGCGCTCGTCAGACTCATGGAGAGCCTCTATATCATCCAGAACCGATTCCCTGTTACCATCATCCACTTTGTAAACATACGTGCCGCGCAGGGTGTCCCACTTGCGCTCAATCGTTCCTCTGCGCCCACGTTTGCGCAACGCTTCCGGGGAAGATATCCCCAAAAGGCGCGCAGCATCCACTGCCTTATGCCATGCCATATCAACCGTCCTCTGGGTTTACCACGTTCGATTCAATCACGTTTAAGCATTGAACCGGGGTGCGCTCAGGGAATGATAGCGCCATCTCCTTGCCTAGGTGAGCCATTAGAAATCTGGCATCCACACTCGAATGCACATAGAGCTGCACCCGCCAACCCTCACCCTCGTCTTCAGGCTCACAACCTACAGGACATATTTTAACTATCATGTATTCACCCATGACGCTCTGCGTCAACTAACCGTCACGCTGCCAGGTGCAGCAAGCTCATGTTAACGGGCCGAACGCCCATTCGGTAACAGAATTTTTTTGGGGAAAATTTGGCAACAGAATTTGGTGTGGGATTTTTTCGGGGGGTAATATAGAGAGAAGTGGGTGGGATTGGGGGGCATCCCCCCTATCCCTCAATATTCCCATACGTTCTACGTTAATTGAGCTTTCGCGAAAAGTAGAATAAAATAGAGCATTTATTCCTAATTTTGCATTCGTTTCTGGTGTTCTGGTGTTTTTGTTTTTGTTTTAGTATCTTATCGTTTC